TCATCTTAATTGAGAACGTCTTGGCGTAATCAATCGTCATCGTCACGGGTTCACCATCAATGGTGTCGTGGATGATCTTACCATTCTTATCGTAGTCCCGCACAACTACCTTCGGTTCACGCATGAAGGTAATTTGGTCGCCACCCTTCTGCAAGTCGCCAGTATATTCCGTGGTGGAGATATCACTGTAAACTGTCGTGGTGTAGAACCGTTCCAGCAAGTCCATGCGGAATAGCGGTGTGATAAGACTGTTGCTGTACTGCGGGTAGCCACTTGCGGCAGGAACGGCCATTATTATTCTCCGGTCTTACTTTTGGTAATCCACACGGCCTTCACGGTCGGCGGCATCATACTCGGACTTGATCTTCTCGTAGTCTTCGTAACTAATTTCCTTGTTAATGTACTGCTTATGCGCTTCCTTTCGCTTGCTAAATGGTAACATCTTAGGGCTGGTGTCGATCTCTTCATCCGAACCACTGCCGCCACCCGGTAAAGCACCTTCATAACCTGACGCTGTTGGTGCCTTACCTACTCCGTACTTCTCCTTAAACTTATTGAACACACGTACCATTCCAGCTACTTTCTCTTTCGCGAAGTTATTCTGGATTAGCTCTGCCCATGTGTCGCCTGTATCTGGGTCGGTAGCTTCGGTAAAGTCGCGCCAGTTCTTGTGGCTTGTGCATTCATCGAATTCTGGTACTTTGTCGCGAACCTGATCGGTGTAGGTCTTAGCTCTTACACCACTAGCTGTCTTAGACGCGCCTTCTGCAAGAGACTTTACTCCGCCTAGGGCTTCTTCGATAGCATCAATGCGTGCTACGAGCTTAGGGAAGTTCTTATTCAGGGCTTCCTGAACTACCTTCTCTACGAAACTCTTACTCTCTCCGTAGTCCTTAGTCTCGTCGTCTGTGTATTGGACTTGTGCCGGTTCCCACGAATCGACTGCTGCCGCTGCGGGCTTTGCTGCGGGCTTGGGACTACCCTTAGAGCCATCCTCTAGCTCTGTCAAGCGCCGCGTGAGGGCTTCCACGTCCATTTGAAGGGCTTCGGTGCGCCCTTCGGCAGCACGGGCCTTTCCAGCCGCCGCCTGTAGATCGTTGAATTCTTCGCGGCTAATAGTAACTTTAGCTTCGGTGGGTTCTGCCGGAGCAGGTGCAGGTGCGGCGGCTGGTGCCGGGACAGGTGCAGGTGCGAGGTCTTGACCTTGGGACTCTAGTGCAGCCCGACGCGCTTGCATAGAAGCAGGCAGCGCAGATACGTTATCAACCATTACATTACTCCTTTACACTTTCGAGGATTTTGATGAATTCTTCTGCTTCCAATGCCCGCCCACGTAATTCTCTATACATCTCTGGGCTACCGTGAATCAGATTACCTTTCAGTTCTTCTAGTCTCGCCTTCCAATATACTAACAGGGGTCGATTGACCCCTGTAGCGGTTGCTCTACGTACATCGTCTATCAGACTCTTATCCATAATTAATCCGACGTGGTAAACCCTGCACGATTCTTAGCAGGTTTCGGAACTTTTGCCGGGCCAAACTTAACCATAGCTGGGCCTTTACCACCGCTGCTTGGGTTTGCTGGGCCTTTACCCGGATTCGCAATAGTCTGCGATATGGGTAGACTCTTGGTGGTTATGTTGCTTGTCTCTTCCCTAAAACTGGTGCCGAAACCGCAACTACCTTGCGCACCGGGGTTACCTTTAATACTGGTATTCATATATCACCTATGCGTTTAACGCGCCATTGAACCTGCTTGTGGGATCGGAGCCAATTGCCCGCCTGTAGGGGGCTGGCTTTGCGGTGGTAGCGGCACCGGCGTACTTGTTCCACGGTTGAACGCCTGTGTCTGACTTCCTTGCCCTTGACTACCTAAAAGGCTAGCCAAATCCTGTACGTTTGCCGCCGCGTCCGGGTCAGGTACGATCTTATCGACTGGTAAGCCAGTACCTTGCAGGATGGCCCGCAAGATATAATCCAGCGCGCTTTTATCTATTAAACCCTGAGCCGCATACGGAGTCAATAGCTGCAACACTTCGACAGTGCGAGTCTGCGCAAGCTCTCGCTGTAGTAGCCCTGTTGCGCCGCGTGCTACTACCTTAGCATCTGCTTTAATACCCGGATCACTAGACGTTGACATGTTATAGTAGTAGTACGCACTTACTACCCGAGATATTACATCCCGATCTATATTAAGCTGTACGTTCTTAATACCCTTTGCTGCATTGCCCATTAGCATAGACAGCCCGCCTAGGGTTCTGCCCGCGCCTGCGACTTGTGGATTACCTAGTACATAAGCTGGCACACCTGAAAGATCATCAGCAATCTTACTGAACTGCTGGAACACATCCATTAGGTCTTTAGAGATTGACGTAACGTTATGGAATCGGAATGCTGGCGCACCTGTACCCGTAATGTCTGGGCCTACACGATAAATCTTATAGGGTGCAATAGATAACTCGTCTTCTGTTTCAGCTAGACGATCATTAATTACTTCACCTATCGGCCCGCTCGCATACCCCATGTTTCGCACAAGCGAACGCACAGACGCATTGCACACGCGCTGTGTATCGTATACTAGGTCAACTACACTCTGGCCCCATATGCTACCATTGACCTTGGTATACGACGTGCAGTAGACGGGACGTGCCCCTACGGGACTTGGGTTAAGTACCGCACGTATGGTGTAGTTACCGACACACCACACTTCCGCTTCGTAGAATTTCTGTGGGTCGTCAACTACGGCGCCAAACTTAACTAGGTGCTTGCCTAGAATTTTACCGTTGTAGATAACTACTTCTAATCCTTTCTTATGTCGTAAGATTTTATCCCGATCTTCTAGATCAGCCCGGACATTGTCTTCCATCTTGGTCGGCATGTAGCCGTCTTCATATTCTTTTAGAACTTGCCGTATAGTAGACTCTACGAATGTGGGTACGCCGATAAGGTTATGAACCTCGGCGTGTCTCCACTCCCGCGCTTCTATAAAGTATTCGCTTTGTTGGATGCTGGTGGCGTTAGGGGCAGGATAAGCATCGAAAGGACTAATGACCCGCATGTGCGGTACTGCCTTCTGCTTAACCACAAATTTGTCGCCTTTCCACTCTGGGTCGAGTACATTAACTTCGATAGGCCCACGCATAAAGGCCGTTGGAAATACTGTTAGGTCTTCTATATATCCCGCGTATATATTCAACCAGTCCGCTTCTGTCATCTGGTCATTGATACGCGTTTCCATACGCTGTGTAGCATCTGTAGCCTGCTTCAAACTAAATTCTTGTAGAGCAGACTTAACTTGCGTCGCTCGATCTTTCAACGCATCAAACGAATTAAAATTAGGGAGTTCTTGGAGAAGCATTTGTATTGCTTGTTCCATTAACTTCTCAGGTAGTTCTGGTTCTGGGGTAGGTGTAAGCGTCCAAGGCTTATCCAGATTACTTGAGATAATATCTATTAACCACGAAGACGCGGCTCGCGCTTTAAGCGAACACAGACCCACATACACATCGTTGTATGGGCCTAATAGCGTTTCTTCGTCTGGCTGATACTTACATTTCTTCGCCCGTAAGTTTCTTAGCAGACGTTCTGTAATACCGGCGTTCTGCTTATGCATGCGCGCGTCTACGTAATTGCGCTGCACGAGTGCCGACAATTCATCTTCTAACTTAGTATTAGCAACTTCGCCTAGACCGAACTGACCTAGTTCCGCTGCGGTTGCTTCAATTGCCATCGGTTTCAGTTCCTTGAATAGTGCCTATGGAATCTAGCTGTCCATAGCACAGCTCTAATTTCGTTCTACGCTTTTTAGCGACGATGGTAGCTTCTTTAACTGTGTCATTAGTCGGCGTGTCTATAGCGTACTTCTGTAGATACTTTGCCGGAACTGCGATATACTTATAGACAGTTACCTTTGTCTCTTTTACCTGTGTCGGCCTCGTCTCTCCGCAACCGCCGAGTACCAAGGCCGCAAGGATTAATAGTCCATAGCGGCGGGACATATATGCTCCTTTAGAACAGCGCACTCAGGCTGCTGCTCAAGTTTATCTTGTTTATCTACGAATACTTTGACCACTTTAGGGCCGGCTTCCTGTAATGCTGTTAGCTTTTTATTCGCCTCTACTTCCCGTAACTTAGCCGCTGTTTCCTGTTTCTGCGCTTCTACCGTCGCATCATTACAGTCTTTCAACACAGCGTCCTTCTGCTTATTTGTATCTAGCGCATTGTCTAGTTTGGCCTGCACTATAGCTACATCTTTATGTGCGTAACTATATCCGCCCATAACGCAGCAAAGCGCCAGTATCGCTACTAGCGCCAGTTCTGCGATCCATAGGTAGGGTTTAATGCTTTGCAGCATCTCTATTATCCTCTTGGGCTGCCTCTACTGCTGCGCCAGATGCTTTCACTGCCGCGCCAGATGCTTTGGCCGCTGCGTCAGATGCGGTTGCCGTACTCGTAGACAGTCTACTTATAACTACGTCTTTCTGAGATATGACTTGATCTTTCTGACCTAATAGGATATTAAACCCGGTGGTCAGTGAATTAGTCTGCTTAGTGCATGCTTCTCTATCTAGGAACGTGGCAGTAAGTAGCCCAATGGAAAAGGCGCCGATAAACAGCATCAGCGCACCTAACCATCCTTCATGGTTACTATACCACTGCTTAGTGCTCATGCAACACTCGACGTACTCGGAGGTATCCGCATCTGTAAATCTTTGACCTGTAGAGATAGCATTGCTACTTGGGTACGTAACTGGCTAATCTGTTCTATAGCCTGATCCCTAGCAGCCGATGCAGCATCAGCTCTCGCACGTTCCTGCGCGACCTGATCCTGTAGCATTTTGATTATCTGTAGCTGGGCATCATTACCCGCGCGCTCTACAGAGTCACCTGAAAGATATTTACGTAGTAGTAAAAATCCTGCTGCTATGCCTGCTACACCTGTGCCAAGAATGCTTAAGATTCCGGTACTGTCCGGCAAATCAGCCATTGGCGTAGTCCTGTGCAACCGCGTAATTCTTGCGCCATTTGGTCTGTATAGCGTCTTTCTGCGTCTGCGTACCACGAGCGTATGCTCCGGGGCGCCAATTACGTACATAGCATTTGAATGCACCATCGCTATCTCCTACTTGCGGAAGAGGGTTTGAGTCTGCGTACAGAATCAATCTAGCAACGACGCATGCGAGTTCGTCATTATTAATGACTTCTCTGTAAACGGTTTCCCAGTCCGAGATTACTCCTAACTTATTGCACGCGTCTATTAGTATTGGGCCTACAACCTTATGGTTACGTACTGCTTTAACGCCATTAGGTTCTTCCTGCCAAAAGCTATGTGCTGGTCCGCCACCTAGCTGTATTCTATCCATGAACCTAGATTCTTGTAGTCCTGTGGTTAGTAGCTGAACCCTCGCACTAGGACTATCGAATTTTGGGGCTAGTATTTCTGTCAGTGTTTTATTAACTACCCAAACACCTTGCTCGATACCATTCATTACTTTCACCCGTGAACCCCGATGACCCCACCCTAGAGACACAGGCGGCAAACGTCAAGCCCACAAGACCGGCCCAGCCTTCGCCTTGACCGTGTTATCCCCTAGCGCCCGCATGCCGCTACCGGCCCCATATCGTGCGTACAGGGCTAGGTACTGTATCGCATCGGCCATATGTGAATACTCATTCTTATCTGCGGTATCTAACACTTTACCCTGACTGTTACGTGTTTCCTTCCATACGTAGCCTGCCCCCATCACTTCGCGTGTATGAGTTAGATGCGGACTAATCACGAACCCTTCGTCACGACCTAGAAAAAAGTCCACGGCTTCTTTGCGCGTACTGAATTTATTAGTCATGGCAGGGTACGTTTTAATACCCCGCATAGTCATCATCTGTATAGCGGTCATCTTAGTTAAGCCTGACCGCTGACCACCTGCCGGGTCACCGCTAGCCACGATACTATACCCATTATACTTACTTCGTAGTAGTGGTAGTATATATCCATCTAGGAAATCTTCGAGACTTTCGTCTGTCGCCGGTAACTCATCCAGTAACACCAGTCCTTTGAAATTAAGTTGAGCAATAATACAGGCAGGAGTAAGACCGAAGTCGATACCAAGAATAATGCTAGTACCGCGTCTCGGCAGTATGATCTCTTTCGATACATGCTTATTCTCTGAGAACTTAGAAAAGATCGGCTTACCCCGCCGCGTCATCCCATACTCGCCCGCCAGATTAACCCGGATGGCCTCTTCACTCTTAGCCATCTGGCGTATATAGTAGTTGTCAGATAGGTGACTTAAGTTCTCTGCATCAGGATTAAGCTCCCACCTCTCACCGTTCCAAAACACGGCGGGCGGCTGCTTATACTTCTTCCACCCTTTAGGCGTCTCCCCACCCTCAAACTTTGTATAGCACCAGTGCGTATTCCTCGGAGGGTTAGAGTCGCATATGATCCCCGGTTCTGTAGCACCGAACGTCCGTACCCCATCCGCATCTTTCTTCGTCTCTGGGTATCGGTCAATACGCTCTAACAGACCATCGACTATCTCGATCGGTATCTCTCGGGCCTCGTTTATGTACGCACCCGTAAGCTCCAAGGACAATAGCTTGGATACGTCTTCTGGGGTATCGAGCGCCATGAAGTACACTTCAAGGTGTACGCTTGTCCCATCTGCCATCTTCTGTTTGAACGTACACAGTATGGGCATGGAATAGACTACCGGCGCTAGCGCGTTGGGCACCCACTGCTGCCACGTCTTTATAGTTGTCGTTTTTAGCTCTGGATACGTGTTACGCACGAACACCCATCGTGAGCGTCTTACATGCTGGTCATCAGGCTGTTGACGCATAGCCCGCATCAGCACTTCCATCATGCACCCAGTAGATTTACCCGACCCTACCGGCCCCTCGATATACTGTACATCAAGGTTTCGATCATTATGTAGTCGCGTCAGTGTAGGCTCTGCCTTATAGACAAACGCCTGCGCCGCTTTAGCTAACTCTGTTTTCTTAAACTCTTCGACTGGCACACTCATACGTCATCCTGCTCTGGTACGCGCACGGGGGCAATCACTGGATAGTCTGAGTGGGTCTTCTGTAGATAGTCTGGCGCACGCTCAAGCACAAATGGATTAGTCTGGTCTAAACTAAAGGTCACTGGCATGTCCTGTACGTTCGCATTAAGCGCCTTCGGATCAGGAGCGGGATTATTCGCATTCACCTGCACCGCCGCATTATCCCCTACGATAAACGTATAAGACACGGCGGCTTGTTGTCCAAGTTCTGCGGCACTCTGCCCGTAAGTTTTCTTATCCTTCTTGCTCGCCATCCAACGCCCATGCTCGATCATAGCCTTAGCCTTGTCCAGATCGAACTTGGTAATAGCGGCTTTCAGCATTACCTCGCCATTGCGTATGTAGCCTTCTGCGCTTAGTACGCTGGCCTCTTCCACTTCCCCTTGGTAGCCATTCTCATCTATCCAAGTACGCAACGTGGTGACCGGCAAGTTAAGTTCGTCCGCCAAGTCGATAATCGTTGCGCCACGGTATAGGAATTCTTTGATCGGTACTAGACCTATCTCCATCAGAAAGGCGTATGGATTGCCTACACCACGGAAGCGTATATTGCGCGCTCTTAAGGCTATCGAGTCCCTGAATGTACTCGGGGTCGGCGGTGGTTGGGTAGCTATAGCTGGCATAGGCACAGTATAAAATTCTACAAGGTGTGGGCGATGTACGCGTAGTATGCGGGGTTTGTTGGGCCAGTGCAAGAGTTATAGGGCTGATCGTCGGAGCCGAGAAAAATTTTTGGGGGAGTAAGATTATATGGGTGATAAATCTCCGCAGTATCCTCGACACATAATTTCTAAAAAGGGTTCAGATATGAGTGTCGGATGGTGGTTTGGCGATCCGGCGTGGGGTGCGGTCGGCCCGTGGTCCGCATGGGGGTGGGTCTAGCCCGATTAATCATATGCGCAGCGGGCCTATTAACTAAGCGATTATCTCGACCGAGTAGACAGGGTTAATAAGGGTGGTATAATTAAATCAGGGAAAGGGCGGGGTATGGTTTGGCCCGCTCCCGATAGGGTATTAGTTATGTGATTAATACCCCGCAGTAAAGTCTGCCCCGCAGTTAATCGGGGCTAATCAATTAAACAACTAGGACAAATCTAATGGATCGCATTAATAATGAAGTGTTGTATGGTCTGGCTCGCCGTATGTCTGGTGTAATGGGCTGCGCAATTGAGCTTGAACGTGGTAGTAAGTTTAATGGCATCGCTTGGAAGTTTGTTTCCCGTAATGGTTCGCGTACTGAGATAACCGGACAATCGGCCCGTGAGTTATATGAGAAAGCGCACTCGTTTACGTCTGGCTGGTTCGCGCACGAAGATAAGATGGAAGCCGACAAGCTAAACAAAGGCTAGACACAAGCAAGAAACGCGGAAACGCTAAGCGGGGTTATATAGGTAATGGCATATCTAATAATCCCGTGTTTCTTTAATGGAATATAGCCGCATAAAAAAGGGTGTTCAAAAATGGGGCTGTGTTTATGTCGATACGGTTTTGTGATTAAGCTAGCTATATACGGCTCTTTTGTATCTTCTGTGTCTGTGGATAGAAACAAAATGGGTCGGCCATGGGTTAATAAGATCAACAACTTATGACCTACACCGGCCAGTACAGCATGTGCATAACTCCGATGAAACAGGTGAGATACACCAACGGCTATCCCATTTTCTACGGTTTGTGTTTCTGTTTCTTTTCTAAAAACAGAGGTTCATAGGCAACCCTTGTTTTGGCCACCACAACTCACTCGCCTATGAGATTCAGCCCTGTTTCTTTGGTACACCAGACAGCTACAAGAAACGTTCCAGTGGTGTACCAAACACCCTGTATTTTTATACTGCTATGTTTGGAAAGCTACAGCGAAACACGAGAGGCTAACCCATTGATTAAACTAAACTCTTTTTGTTTCTTGCACCTTAACGAAACATTAAGAAACTAAGTAGAATTCCATACTAAACGCGTTTCTTTCGTTTCTCCCTTGTGCAACTGGTACACCACCACGAAACGCTCCATGCCAGCCGTCACCACTGGTACACCTCAACGAAACAAGCTACCGCCTAGAAACACTAGCAGAATCAGTCACATACACCGCTTGCCGACCCTAGCCCGATAAGCTACACTAGAACGCGAGCGCACCCGTTCCACTAACCCACGAAAAGGACACTAGTCATGGCGAAGATCACGAAAGCCAATACCTCACCGCTGGCCCTGTACCGTATTAAAGACTTGCCGCGTGGTGAATACATCCGCCGCGTTGACTTGTGTCCCGACTGTAGAGGGTCAGGCAAGTTTGCTATCTACACCAAAACCGCACACGGCCCAGATTGCGAGTTTTGTAAGGGAAGCGGTTACGTCAAGGAGTATCCAACGGTATGGGTCAAAGGCGACTACATGCGGTCATGCCTTGTTGCGGGGAAGTATGAGTTAATCCGCTTTGACGACATAAGCCGTTGCATATACAAGCCGGGCAATACGCTGGTGCTGGCAGGCTTCACGTTTTAGATAAGTGGCGATAGGCAAGCCCAGACTAATCAGTAATACCGCAACACTGGCAATTCAATCGCACTAGGGCGAGTCCTAGTAATACAATCGGAGTCTAATCAAATGGCTGTTATCTCTTTCCCGTTTAAGTCCGCACTGGCACTGCGCATTGCCAACCTGATTACTAATGACATTGAGAAGCTGGAACGTGAAGCGTTCGGCACCGTGACTAACTGGCAATCTAAGTATGAGCGCCCATTCAAAGCACACTATGCCAATGATTTGGTTGCACGCGCCTTGAATATCGACCGTGCCGCGTTCGCGTTAGCGAATGGTATTGGCAAGTATGAAAAGCGCGCCGAAGCCTACGCGAATAACCCCAACAAAAAGGGTAGGCCATTAACTAGCTTTATCAACGTGGACGATCCGACCGCAGATAATGCCGTAGAGGAACAGATGGAGTCGGAAGATAACGGACTGGCCGATGAAATCGCCGCGATCCTTTCCGATAATATCCCCGTGCCACAAAGCCGCCAGTCATCCCCGCGTGCGAGTGCTACCGCAGCACAACCGCAGAACCTACCAAAGCAGCCCACTACGCAAGCCGCGCCCGTTAAGCTACCCGATGGTATTCCCGCCGATGCGCAGAACGCACTGGCCGCGTTAATGGCGGCGCTTACGCCACAAGCCGCACCGATAGATGAAACCATGATTCGCGAGATTGCACGCGACGAAGCCAAGAAAACAATCAGCCCGACCATCGTCATAGTTAATCATGTAGACCCAGACGGCGAGATAACCGTGGTAGATATGGGCGTGCAACATAAAGCGTTTCCGATGTTACTTAAACTGTGCCAGTTGAAAGACCACGCCGGTTATGCGTTTCCGATATGGTTACCCGGCCCCGCTGGCAGTGGCAAGACGACAGCCGCAATGAACGTTGCAAAGGCGCTTGATATTTCGTTTCATCATACCGGCGCGGTAGATACCGACTATAAACTAACCGGATATCAGGACGGCGGTGGCTTGTACCATTCTACAGAGTTTCGTGCGGCATACGAAAATGGCGGGGTGTTTCTGTTTGACGAAGTGGACGCGAGTAATCCTAATGCAATGGTGGCGCTTAATGCCGCGATTGAGAATGGGCGCTGTGCGTTTCCCGATGCCACCATTGCACGGCACAAGGACTGTGTAGTTATTGCCGCAGCTAATACGTATGGTGGGGGTGCCACGCATGAATATGTCGGACGTAATAAACTGGACGCGGCGACAGTTGACAGGTTTATTATGCTGGACTGGCCGTATGATGAAATACTTGAGCGCGCCATCGCGGGAGATAATGAATGGACGACGTATGTCCAGAGTATCCGGCGAGCGGTTAATAGCGCGGGGATTAAGCATGTAGTCTCGCCGCGTGCCAGTATCAGGGGTAACGCCATGCTAGCCGCAGGGTTTGACAGGCCGACAGTTATTAAGGCGACAGTACAGAAAGGACTGAGCGCGGAACAGTGGGCTAGCGTGAGCATGAGGGCTTAACCATGAAACTATACACATATAACAGTCTTGCGGCGTTTACAGTAGACGCAAAGAAAGGCGGGCTAGGCAGCATGTTTATTACCCGTGGAATAGACGCAGAACACTACGGCGGAAGCACGCCAGCGGAAGCTGCAGCATATGTATTGCGCGGCGCATCGGATAAACAAATGCGCCGCGCTCGCGAGATAATGGACAAGGTGGACGTTAGTTTCCACGACAGAGCAGAACCGCAATGGGTGCCGAGTATGTGCGGGGCTTATCCGATAGTCGGGGAGTATCTAATGGGGGTGCCGGAACACATGCGGGCGCGTATACCCGTAGAGTCCGATACTAGCCCGGTCAAACTGGTGTTTGAGGTAGGCGTTAGTCAAGGCATTAGCGTGGAGCAGATAGCCATTACAGGGGCGGCAGTGGCCGCGTTAGCCATGCGTATGAGCGAGACAAGGCCAGTGGAGCTATGGGCTATGTCGGCCAATAAAAGCGCACGGACGAACACCGATGTAGTAGCCATGACAAAGTTAGACGTTAGCCCGGTGTCGTTATCGCAATGTGTAGCGGTGTTCGGTACTCCACAAATGGGGCGCATGCTTTCATTCTCCCATCTGAAATTCGCGGACGGCGATTATGGTTCGGGTGTAGGTTGGGCGTTAGGCCGACCGAGTGAGCAGCGTGTTTCCGACATACGCAAAGCGTGCCAGTTAGCGCCGCAAGATATTATATTGCAGGGGGCGTATTTACCCGACAGGAAATTAATACAGCACGACCCGGTTAAGTGGGTGCATAAGCAAATCGAAAAGCAGCGGAGTATGGACAATGAATAGGCAGGACTTGCGCAACGATTACCCATTCCACTTTGCGAGGATCGAACCCATGCACGTCACGTCGATTAATCCGGGCCGAGTTTACCCGCCCATTCAGGGCCGAGATAATCAGTGGGCCTATTCCATTGAGTACAACTTCCATCCAACACTAACGCAGATGGTTAGCAGTGGGATTAACTACCCTACTGCCAGCGAAGCTAAACATAAGATGCGCGAAGAGGTAACACGGCTGCGCATTAAACACGAACTTCAGGAGATAGGCTAATGCGCGGGGCTATCACGTTTCAACCGCTGATTACCGCAGCAACTAACCATTGCCTGATGGCTGGCATAGTTGAATGTCACGATTGCGGAGATACCAAAACCATGCAGTACGCACTAATGCACGGCTGGAAACAGGTTGAGCGCGAGCTAGGATCGGACGTGTACATTACCGATTACGTTTGCGATCATTGCTGCGAAGCACGCGTACATGACTATAACCTGATGCTTGAAGAACAGGGGAATGACCTATGAGCCTGACAACTACAATGGGAATCGAACTGACCTATATACCGCTGGCGATTCAGACGGCCATAGACCGTGGCGCGGTGATTAATCCGCAGCAAAGTTTACCGGGCGAAGAGCATCTGTGTAGCGCATTCGCCCGACTAATGGCGAAGCTGGTAGAGGCGAAGAAAATCCCGACCTACAAAGGCGTGCATACCGATCCGGGTTGCGTGGAGGTGCAGACCCGGCCATATAGGAAACTCACCACGCTGATTAATATAGCGCGCAGGCTGCGCCGTGAGGCCGAAGCATTAGGCATGGTTACCGAAGCGGCATATACGAATGGTGGCGGCGCGCATATTCATACCGGCATTATCGGTGACAGTGAACAAGAGCGGAATATGTACGCCAAGCGTATGATGTTGTTTGCCGCTATGAACCCATGGCTATGCTGGGCGACACTTAATGTTAACGACGACATTAACGCCATGCCGATTTGCGAACACCACTTGAAAAACTGCTACGGCGAGAGCGAAGGAGCATCAGAAGAAACCTATAGCGAACGCGTGACGTACTGCGTTAATGAGCTTGTCAACGAAGAGACCGCACTACACGCAAGAGGTGCGTGGATGAGCGCGTATACCCGTGAGCGGAATATGCGCGACGTGCGATACGCCCAGCGCGAAGTAATGGGTTTTCGCAAACAGCTATTCTATTATCGCCGCGCCAATAGCAAGCAAAGTAATGGCGTAGTAAGCCGTAACGTGAAAGATATTCAGTACATCGGTAACAAAGATCACATGGTAAGGCTCACCACCTACGGCAAGTTCGGCACCGCAGAGTTTCGTTGTTTTGAAATGGGCGGCGAAGATAAACTAAAGAGTAATATCATTCTAGCTAATGCGATATGCAAATATGTAGAGCGCTGGGACGTTACACAGTACGACAGCACACAAGTTATGTCCGGCAGTGCCATGCGAAAGATTAAATGGAGTGAGGCGCGCAAAGGTTGGCTTGATATGCTCACCATGCTAGGACTGGACGCCGCAGACTACCGCAACGAAACGGCACAGATAGCCGCACGCTGGCGCTATGCACGCAGCGAGGGCGAGAACCCGACCGCCGCAGAGGTGCCCGCAGCACAGGCGCTGCACGAGCGCAGGGAAGACACTACAGCAAGGGACGCAGCACGCGCCCAACGCCGCTGGATGCGCAGGCTGACCCGTAGCGGAAGGCATCCGATGTGCCGCGCCGTCGCTCCTACCGCCCCGGTCGACGACATAGCGTCATTGGCCGCTTGACAGGCGTTTGTAGAATGTTCTACACTAGCCCCGGCCTGATGGTTCGGGGCTAATCACGCGGCACATAAAACCGCACACTTAACGCAGCACGGAGGTTACACCCATGGCACGAGTACATCCGATCGAAGAATTGTTGCGCGTACTTAGCGAGCGCGAAGGCCGCCAGAACAAAGAACAGGAGATTGAAAACAAGATCAAGGCCGCAGGCTACACGGAAGCGGACTGGTACAGGATCGTCATGTTCCACGAGACGTTCAACGATCAGGCCGGGGCGCTTGCCTATTACCTGACCGTGGCGAGCAAGACCGGGGACAAAGACGCCGCACGTCTAGGCCTGCAAGTCACCGAGTATGTCGCGAAGCGGGCAACGTGGATCGAGTCCGTGTTTAATGCGTCTGGTGTCTCGCTGGCCGACATGAACATGCGTACCGACATGGCACAGTTCCGCAACCGTATGCAGCACGCCGCAGGCGTCTTTACCCGCGTCCTGAACGGTGAAGACCTGTCCGGTTGCACTGCCGACGACCTGACGAACATGGCCGACGCGTAACAACATCTAGACCGTAGGGATTAATTCTCTGCGGTCTTTTAATTCACCCAGACAAAGGCATAATCACATGGTACAGGCAAAAGGCGGCATTCTTAGCGGTATGCTGGACGCGCTGATGGAAGCCAAGATGAAGGAACGCGAAGCGAAGGACAAATTCAAGGCATGCATGCAGAGCCACGGCTACAGCGAAGCCGATTACAGGACGTTCAACACGCTGAAAACGCACTTGTCTGCACTGGTGGAGTGCGGTGGCTGCGCCGCTGCTATCGCCGTCAACACCGACCATCTGCCTAGCGCGGTCTACGCCGTGGCTACCGCGTCCTATCTGGTCAAGGCGGCGCAGTTCATGTACAGCGTGCTGGATACGTGCGGGCTTGACCCTCACGATTTCGAGTTGCAGAAAGACCCGACCGAGTTTTACCGGGTTCTGGCGGAAAAGAAAGCCGAAGCACAGAGCGTGATCGACAAGCACGCGTTTGCCGCGTCCATCGCGTAATGGACTACTTCACCAGTACCGGCGCTAGGTTTAGTTTTAGCGGGTTCGGTACTGGTGAAGACCCGTTGACTTATTTCGACAACAAAGATTATCTAAACTGCTTACACGACTGCATGGTGTTAGTAGACTTATTCGTACCGCGTGAGATTAAACACCTATACCTAGAAGATGACGGCTTGTTACATGAGCTTGTGCATTTAAGTTTGGGTATAGATATTTGCACTCACGGAGATTTAATCTCCCTTCGCCAGCATATACAGGACTTAATTCATGCCTGCCGTAATCGTCAAGAAAGCCAGCAAGCCCAAGAAAACCAACCCGTTTAACCGACTTCCAATTAATCCGCCGAAGGATTGGATTAAGCCCGCCCCGGCGCTCCCGAATCAGCATTTCAGGATGCTAGTCCACTAGCCATGCCCGCCGTCTACGACAACCCGGACACAGGATGCCGTGAGATATTCGTTCACGGCCATCTGGTTACTTATTTCACCGAAAAAGAATTAACCTTTCCTGATTACTATTTCAGGCGCACACCAGTACAAGAGCAGTTCATGGCCTACGCTCAGAGCTTCGGGGATTACTGTGAAGGCGTAGTGCACGACGATGGCGGTCAGGTTAAGCATATGCCAGCCGATCCGCTGGCGACCACGTTGCACCCACATGACACTGACTACACGATAGGCTAAGACTATGTGGACTTCTATTGAAGTAAAGATTGACGAAGAGTTTCCGAGTACCACGTTGTTCCGATGTTTGGGCGCGGGCATACCCGCGATATGCAATGCTGGTGCAAGCCACACCGCGACACAGTTTCACCTGTGATAATCATACACGAGACGGAGAATTAATCATGGGGATTAAGTACAGGCTAGAAGCATACGACCCCGCGCTACAGCGCCGCGTACATGTTTGCTCAGAACGGAAACTGTGGTATACTGTCAAGTACGGGCTAGCTGCAAAGCGCCGGGGACTTAAGTATTTCACTCTGACCATATGGCTAGGCCGATGAAATCAGGCGTACTAATTCGCTGGTACAGTTTATGGATCGGAGTGCATTACTCCCCATACAACAAGCGGTTCTGTATTAACCTAATTCCATGCGTGACGATATGGGTCACGCTAGCTGGAGGGACACCGCCATGATTACGATTGACGAGCATGTGCCATATGTACCGCCGCAGACCACGACGGAGATAATTAATAACGCTCTTGAGCGGCGCAAGATGCGAGACGCAGGCGTACAGATCGACAGTGTACCCCTGCCAGCGGAACAGACTAAGCACAAGATGGATCGTGGGTTAAAGGCTATCGTGTCCCGATTCACCGAAGCGTACAAACGCGTGTATGGGGTGCCGCCTACCGTGCGTTACGATAAGCCATGGCTACAAATCAGCGGCACAGAACACAGAGTCAGCAGGCAACGCTTGCTGGAAATGGCAAAACAACTGGAATATAGGGCAGGCTAAGATTATGTCAGACTTTAATCGCGAAGACCGTTACTTTGTATTCAAGCGTAGCGACGTGCCAGCATCCGCGATACCTGTACTTGAATCGCTGCGCGAAACCGCAGACCATCTGCGCGGTATGAAAGGCAAACCGCCGCTTGTGTGCGTGGTAGTCGAGTCCGACTGGCCGGAATACGAAAAGACGTGGCAGATGATCGAAGACAGGGTTAATCCTACCGCTAACTTCCATAGCAGCGATCCAGTGTGGAAGACCGAAGCCGAACACTACAAGGCCGCAGGGTTTATTGTGGACACCACCTGTTATCCGTGGATAGCCTACAAAGGGCCGCGCTTTGCCCCCACCGAATATAAGTGTATTAAGACAGACCTTGAATCGCAGTTGAACGCTCAGGTTCAGCGCCATAGTTATATCAATCCGAGTCTACACGCGCAGATGGCGGCAGGTATGGGACGCACGCACAGCGGAGACGATTAATGTTTAATCCCGCCGTAACCATAGACAAAGAATCTGCCGAGTCGCGAGTGATGCGCCGGGTTAAGTCTGTCTGGACGGAAGCCAAAAACACCTATCAGATTCACGAGCCGCACGATTTTAAGCTTGCGTTTATGAACCATTCGACACTGGCACGGGTATCTAATCATCCGTCCGCAGCGGCTTGCGCCGTGGTGTTGCGTGGCGAGCGTGAGAGGCCGATGATACTGGTCAGGATTAATAAGTCTGCGATAGAGCAGAATTTGCAAGCCGTGCTTGACGATGTAATCCCGCATGAACTGGCACATATCGTCTGCGACTTCCGGCCACAACACGGGCATAGCCACAACCACGATGAAGGCTGGACGAAAGTCTGCAAGCGGCTGGGCGGGACAGGCGCAGCGCAGTACCCGGCAGGAGTATTTAATCTGTGAACGCCTACCAGAAACGCCACCTAGCCGCCATGGACGCAAGGCAGCGGGCAAAGGCCGACCGCACGGCAGCGAGTGACCTAAAGCGCATGGAAGCCCACGCCGTAGCCAAGCGCTACGAAGCCGCGCACCTAGCAGCTACAGGCGAAACAACGGACGTGCGATACACGAACGGATGGTTTAGGTTCAAGGGGTCGATGCACCGCAAGGCCGATCTAGAGCGCATGACCGCAGTGCTGGAAGCCCGCGCCGCCGACCTGATAAACCCAGACGACGAAAGTAGTTGACAACCTGAAATCAGCATGGTCTACTAGCTCCACACCGGCAAGAGCTAGACCGCAACACCGAGCCGGATTTGCGACACTAACCCAGAGTGAGGATTAATCCCATGAGTTTTGAATTCGTTATCGAAGATGGCGTCAGCATCCCCAAGCGTGAAATCGAGTTTGCGCCGCGTGGCAGTCAGTACCCGCTGGAACAGATGAAGCCGGGCCAGTCTTTCCGCCTTGATGTTGTGGGCGAAGAGAACGCCACCAAGCAGGACGGCACCCCGCTTACTGTCGAGGAAGACGCGAAGCGTAAGGCCGCACAGAAGCAGAGCTACTTTAGCTCGCTGGGCAAGAAGTTGGGTATCAATGTTGTGACCCGCTATTTCCCGAACGGTGAGCCGGATGCAGACGGCAACGAGTCGGGTAACCCGGAACTGCGCGTGTGGCACAACGGCGAGCGTACCGCCGAACAGAAGGCGAAGGACGCAGAGAAAGCCGCACAGGCTGGCAGTGCTGATGCGGGCGCAGAAGTCGCAGAAGGCGAGTATGCCGAACAGGGCGAAGGCGAAGACGACCTGAACCTCGGCGACGAGTAATAAGCATACTTGTACCCCGGCGAATCAACTTCGCCGGGGTACTTGCGTTCCCGCTTCAAAGCCTGTAGCATATTCAACAAGTCGCCCTGTACGCGGCGCGGAGCCTCACCCATGCCATCCCCTGACCCGATCATTGCGCAGCGCGTGGCAGACCTGTTAGGCAGGCTCACCATCATGGACAGCCTGTTACCGCAGATTACAGACCGGACACTACGCAACACGTTTGCCCTAGAGATTATCCAGCTACGGCAAGGACTACAGCAGTTACAAGATTAATTAGAGGTACGCTAGAACCCGGTAGGCAAGCCGCCTATCAGACCCAACCTACTTACAGGTAGGTAAAGGTCGCCGCTGTAACGGTAGGAGCGTCTAGCGGACCTCTAATTAATTTTAATCGGGGCTATCACGATGCCACGCAAAGAACCACGGGACTACAAGGCCGAGTACACAGATTACCACGGCAAGCAGTCTCAGATTAATAATCGCAGCCAACGGAATAAGGCTGTGCGCAAGCTGGATAGGGAAGGTTCAGCAAGCAAAGACGGTAAAGAGGTTGACCATAAGAGCGGATCAACCAAAGGAAGTAAGTTAAGTAATGCAGGAAGCAATTTACGCGTAGTAAAGAAACTGACTAACCGCCGCAAAGGCTAAGGGGTCATCCCGTGAACGGATTTAAGGGTAGAGTTAAAGCACTGGCGATAGCCGCACTGCACCTACTATTAAGCGGGTGCTTTCTTGCGGCTGCTACTTTCTTTTTCCGCGATGAAGCCTACTCTATCGCTGGCATACTTACGCTAGCCGGGGTAGTGTGTTTCGCAATTGGTGTCGATATTGTTAAGGAGAACTACGGTGAGTGAAGTTAATATAAGGCTGTACCCGAAAAAGATGCGCCGTGAACTGCATGAGCTTAACAAGCATCCGAAGCAAAGGGTTATGCAGTTGAGTGAAGTCAAGCGCCCGCAATACGTGACCCAGACTAATGGGCTGCGTGTTAAATATGAAGGACCGTAACCATGGACTTCTCTCCGAGATTAACTCAGGTAAAACCGCCGCATAGTTGCAGGCTGGTACAATCGGGGAGGCACGTAGAGAACCGTGAGATTTACATGGCGCAGTCCAAACTCACAAAGAACGGCCAGCGTGCGGAACTGCCCACACTGGAACAGGCCAGAAAAATTAACAGGGGTAACTAATGAAACCTAACGGTACTGCCCATCCGACGCTTGCCAAGTTCTTTGCGAGCCGGGGCCACTACACGCATATCAGCGCACCCATCATAGAGAACCCGCTAGCGATTATCGCACGGGCCAAGAACGAGATTTTCCACGGGCCCCAGATGGTTGTAGGCCACCGCAAGACCCTGAATGCTGGCCGCAATCAAGCCAAGCGTACACAGGCCACGCGGAGATACGGCTAATGAACGGGACGTACTATCGACTGCTGGTAATAATGACGATTAAGCATCCACAGGAAGCCCAAGACGTTGTTATGAAGATCAGTAGAACCCTCCCGTTTCAGCCCGTAGAAGGTATGACGTTAGTAATAACTAACGACGAAAGCGAAGAGTACGAATTAACTCTAGGCCCACCGCGCTACGAGTTCGCAGAATCAGCCTTTGTGGAGTATCAGGAAGATGAAACGCTGTTGGAATACATGCGTGCTGGCGACTACTGCCCTGCTAATCGAGATTCACTATACAGTTATTACGCTAGCTTCGGGTTTGAGGCTGTACTTCCGAGAGTGGTTATAGAGCAGAGGGCGATAGCATGACTACTCAAGCAAGGGTATCCACGACGCGAAGGTTTGGGGTGGTACACGCGCACGGCGATTTGGTGCAGTTTAGCGCGCCAGAGAATATGTCTTACGTGGTCATGGTTACAAGGGACGTAATGGACGGCGACCAACAGTTTAACGGTGTGACTCTCACCACAAATGGACTTAATCTGATAGGCGAGTACGGTAATAACTACGTTACAGACCAGTTCGTTAAGTTCACGGGTACGGTAGAGCTTACATCGGAGTGAAGGGTTAAGGGTATGCCCTTACACATACCCTATTAGTTGGAGTTAAAACCCAATGAATGAGATTGACGCGGCCATTAAGAAATTAGCGGAACGAGCCGCAAAAGAGGACGTTAAACCGCATGAAGCCATGCAGCTAGCGCAAGCCGCACTTAATTTTGCGCAGACTAAGGCCATCTTGAAGAATTCGTAAGCATGCTGGTGGCAGGCATGTCAGCCCCTTGACTCCGGTCGAGGCACAAGGAAACCGTGTGTTAACGGGACCAGTCTGCACGGCGTTTGCCTCCCACCGGGAACAGACCGCTACTCAAGCGAGAGTGTTTAGACTTCAGACCCATCTAGACATAGAGCGTTAGCGACACGATAAGAGCAGTTAGCCACGCACCATCCACAGGTATATCCTAGTTAGCGCTAGGACGTAGCAGTATTAACCTATTGGACACCCAAGGTTGTAAAGGGTGCGTGCATAATTTCTGATGTAGGTGGCGAAATGGTAGACGCGGCGCAAGCTGCCCTTATATAGAGCGGCCGATCTTGAGGGCGTACAGGTTCGATTCCTGTCCTACATCCCATTCGGAGATAATCATGTTCGGTATTATGCACCATCTAAAGGTGACCATCTGCGAGAACGCAATGGACGCCATCGCTAAGGGCTATTCCAAAGAAGCAACCTACAAAGACTATAAGCCTGTCAACATAGAGGAAGTAGTCGTGGTGCGTGACGGTACAGAAGGCGGAAACTCTACCGCCGATCTTGTTCTTGTAGACCAAGAAGGCAATAAATACGTCGTCATGGTCACAGGTAATTTACTTAAGGCTTTGCCGGTATAGCTCAGTTGGTAGAGCAATTCACTTGTAATGAATAGGTCGTGAGTTCGATTCTTACTATCGGCACCACTAAGGATTAAATATGGAACGCTGGGACGATACTGTACCGCCGTTAATGTTGTTTACCCCCGAAGAGTTCGCCCGTGTACCAGATGGTACAAAGTTAGAGGCTATTGACGGAGAGATAGTAACCAAAGGCGAAGATCACATAGACGACGATGTTAGATTCGGTTGTCTAGCTTTCGGAAGTAGGGACGAAGAAGTGCAAAAGTTAGCGAGTGTGGCGGAATTGGTAGACGCGCTAGATTTAGGTTCTAGTAGTTAACACTGTGCGGGTTCAATTCCCGCCATTCGCACCAAATACAGAGGCATCATAATGGAAATCAAAGTAGCGCCGGAAGATATTAATACCATGCTGGCGGACGCGGTACTCAAATCCGCCATAGGTAAAGAACTACATCAGGTCATTCTGTCTAAGCTTAATGATTATACGTTCAAGCGCGCCATCGAGGAGACGGTTATTTCAGTTGTAAGGAATATCGCGATAGACATGGTTCATGAGAACGAAGAAGTCAAAACTAGAATCAAGGAAGAAGTGGCTAAGTACATGGAAGGCGGCGCAATGAAAGATATTATCGCTAAGATAGGCGATAAAATAACTGTGGCTAACTACTAAACTATAGGCGGTTAGCTCAGTTGGTCAGAGCAGGCGACTCATAATCGCTTGGTCGTGGGTTCAAGTCCCACACCGCCTACCATAAATGCAACATAACCAAGGCACGGATATGTCTAAGGCAGTAGCAGTAACTCAGATGGTTCTGCACAACGCGAATATACCGCGAGTGCTTTGCGACCACATGCTAGGCGAACACCATACAACGCGACACCGCATGCTTGTGGGTACAGTAGTTATGCTTTGCGGGGTATTAATCGCAAAGACCACAGGGCATATTCACTCCGAAGTAGTCGAAGTGATGGGCGATCTGACAGGTTATCTTGTGCATGGCGTAGGAGCCGTACCTTACGTGGATGCGTTAGTTATAGCGGTACGGCGTAGCAGCGGAGATTAGAATGGCTAAGTCCATGAAGGGTGCAGGCTTCAAAGCTGTGCAAAGTAATATCGCTAAGAAAGAAGGTATCCCGATGAAGAGCGCGGGCGCTATCTTGGCGAAGTCCAGCCGCAATGCCAGCGCCAAAGCGAAGAAAGCTAACCCAGCACTCAAGAAAGTTAAGGGTTACTGATGGCTAAGGTCAAGTGGTTAGAGAGGGAGCTATTCCGCTCCCCCGTGTATTATTGTCTCTGCACTACCGAAAAAGAATACACAGAAGAGTTTGTTCGATTAGACGTTAAGTATCCGGGTGAGTGGTTGAAGAATGACCGATCCGGCGCTTGCACGCATTTCGCCACACATAAGGACTATGGTACAGTCGCTATCGTCTGTATGCCAATAGAGCCTAAGCGTACATTAGTAGAACTTAATGCGATGCTTGTGCATGAAGGGACGCATGTTGTCCAAGAGGTAATGGACAACATAGGTGAGAAGCACCCTAGTGGAGAGTTTCAAGCGTACCTAATGCAGAAAGTATGTTTGGAACTAATGGGGGAGATGATGCGCAAGCTATACACTAAACCCAAACTGCTAGCTAAGATTATGGCTAACCAAGCGAAGATATATAAATGAGCGAATTAATTACCACTACAGCGAATAGAGTCAAAGCTGGTGGTTACTGGTGCGAGGATGCCACAGCGATTACGCAGGCAGCCTTAGATAAGACTGGACTAAGTTGGGACGATGAAATTCCCGTTACTTGGGGGTTCAATAACCTAGGGCTGGCAAATACTATTCTGGCCCTAGGTTCTGTTCGTCCGAAGTTTCAGAAGCGAGCAGATGTAATTACTATTAAGTTACTGAAAGAACTACATAGCATAGCTTTGAAGCTATGCGAGAAAGTAGGATTTACGGTAACTGATGTGGGGCATTGGCTGGGTAACCCGGATCGTGTAGGTAGCCGGAAGACGCAGTATAGTATGTGGCAACAGCTAGGACAGTCTGCCAGTATGCCGGTCGATAAAGCCCTGATAGAAGCCATGGCAGTCCTATTTAGCGAACAGCCAGACCACCTTAAGTGCGTCCATGCAAGTAAGCAGATACTATTTGTAGCGCGAGCCTTGAGCGGTGATGCAGGAGCCGTACAACTACGGTACGAGATAATCAACTTTCTACACACGGAGCTAGACAATGGATAAGATCGAAACGCGGTACTGGAAGCGCGCGCGCCATGACTTAGACAGGGACACGAGAGAAGTTATTTACTTCGCTACCGATACAAACGCAGCGCATGCCCGCGCAGAGAGCGACCCACACGCACAGGAATGCGGCTTCCGCGAGTACAGCGACAACGTACCGGAGCAGGTACACAACGGCGCAGATCGCAGCCCAGCCCCCGTGGAACTGGTAGACCCGCTAGTAGGTAAACAGCAGGCATGGGAAGCGTTGCAGGCATGGACTCATTCGCACGGTGACAGCGTAGCGATTCAAGACCAGATCGCCATGCTTGAGCTTTGGAAGCACCAGTTATGCATGTGGGCAACAAGCACCATGGCTGCGCAGCTTAAGCCCGATGGAGCTAAACCTAATGTCAACTGATCTAATGATCGACATTGAAACACTCGGCACAGCAAATAATGCCCATGTGTTGTCGGTCGGCATGGTGTGGTTCGATATTAGGCATCCCGATGAATCGCTAGTAGAACTTCCGATCTTACACCCCGATATGGCGCAGCCGCTTAGTATGATCGACGGCGACACGGTAGCGTGGTGGATGAAGCAAGGTACGGAAGCCAAGCAAGTATTTGCGGACACAGTAGAGCGCGAAGCTCTTTCCGTGGTCGCCGAAAAAGTATATCAGAATGCCAATAACGCCCAACGTATATGGGCAAAAGACCCGGACTTCGATTGCATTATTCTGGCTAACTTCGTTCAGAACTATCTGAGCAAGAGTATTAAATGGCCGTACTGGAAAGGCCGCAGCGTCCGCACCATGTTGGATGTACTGCCAGCCACCAAGGAAATGCGGTTTGAGGGCGTCCAACATAATGCTTTGGCCGACGCGGTTCATCAAGCCAAGCAGATGCAGGCGGTGTTTAGTCACCTACAATTGAGGAACTACTAATGACTGTATGCAGAGAGTGCGACGGCGTAGGTGAGATTATGTGCGACGAGTGTGGTGGTTCGGGTCTAGGCGATAGCGACAAAGGCACTTGTGAAGTATGCGACGGCAACGGCGTATTGATGTGCCAGGACTGCGGCGGTATGGGCGAATTAGAAGACGAAGATTAATAGTATTGCGCGGGTGGTGGAACGGTATACACATGAGACTTAAAATCTCACGGCGAAAGCCTTGCGGGTTCGAGTCCCGCTCCGCGCACCATAGGAGAGCAGCATGGATCGTGTATACTTCGATAGTCCTATATCTCCCGCAGGTCAGGACTGGATGCACTGCGAAGTGCGTAGTACCGTAAATAATGTTTTGCGGGTGACAGTACAGAGCGGCGGATACGGTCATGGGACCATCATGGGACCACCATGGAGTTTCCGATGGCTAGGGTGCACCGAATTGAATACGGCGATAGCAGGCGGTAGTTATGGATAACCATAGATACGACGCCATGCGGTACATGCTAGAAGCCGCTGCCTGTGAACCGTATTTTAATTTTACTGAGCAGATGCAGAACCCGTTTAAGCACGAACTAGGCGAACAGATTCCGCTGCCTATGGAGAGGAAAATCCTCGGGCGGGAAGTAATAGATCATACCAGATTAATGGCTATGGATATTACGCAGAGAGGAAGTTATGTTAGAGCAGCTACAGCTAGAGGGATAGCCTTAGTGCTAGAATCGCCGGGTATTATGGACATAACGGAAGAAGTAGACATGGACAGATTCGGAACTATATGCACGGGTTCGGTATACGTGTTTAACGAAGAACAGATGCGAAGTTTTATACGCGACATAGAAGATGCAGTCAAGGAGAGTTTGTCAACATAATATGTTAGTCATGTCCCATACCACAGGCGACGTTATCCATATTGGCGACGACATTAAAGTTGAAGTCGTACAGTGTGGGGGTGGCCGAGTGAAGCTAGGATTTACAGCGCCGAAAGAGACACGCATTTTGCGTGATAAAGTTAAGCGCAGAATAGAGGAAGAAGGCCGTGACCGTATTCAAAACGATTGAAGACTGCGGCGTAGAACTAATCGCAAGCACGACTATGCCTGATGGTGAGAGCGGAGATAACTTTCCAGCTACAGCAGCGCGAGTTAGTTTTGCCAATGATCGCCTAGTATACGACGAGAACAAAGACCTCAAGCTGATTAAGTACCTAGCGGATCACCAACACCTTACGCCGTTTGAGTATCAGCATGCTACTCTTATGATTGAATGCCCGCTGTTTATACGCAGCCAGATTCATCGGCACAGGACATTTAGTTTTAATGAAATCTCGCGACGCTACACCAGTGAACAGCTTGAGTTCTGGATGCCTACTACATGGCGCAAACAAGCTGAGAGTAATAGGCAGGCTAGCGATGGAGAGATACAGCACGTTATTCACTGCGACGACGTATATAGAGGCCAGTGCTACAACGCCTTAGCGTCGTATGAAGAACTGCTAGAATGCGGTGTGGGTAGAGAACAGGCCCGCGCCGTACTGCCGCAGAGTTTACTGACTCGATTCTATATGGGCGGTAATCTACGGAACTGGGCGCATTTCCTAGAACTACGGTTAGACAGTCACGCGCAGTACGAAGTACAAGTAATAGCAAGCAAGGCGAAGGGCATCCTTGATAACCTATGGCCCAACTCATTAGAAGCATTAATGAATGAAACCCCTACTATATAACCCACAACTGTTTGCGTACACCGCGCAACGCATAATGGAGACCCAAATGAGCAATGTCGAATCGCCGCAGCACTACACTTCTGGCTACATCGAAGTGATCTACGCTATCCATGACGTACTTGGCCGCGAAGGTTTCAAGGCGTTCTGCATGGGCAACTATATCAAGTACAACGCTCGCGCCAACCACAAGGGTCTGAAAGCAGAAGACCTCGCCAAAGCCGACCAGTACCTAGAGTGGGCTACCAATGGACTACCCGCGCCGGTCGATGGCCGTGTACCGCGCCAGCCCGAGCGCTTCGGTTATCTGTCTCCGTCGATGGGGTGGAATGCCCTAGACACCGGGGAAGCGATTCACGAGGCCGTAGAGCGTGCTGTGCAGGCTTCGCCCGCGCTAGGCGCAGGGTATGGCGATGCGGGGCAAACTTTCCCGAATGACGGTAGCCAAATGGGTGAGGCATACAAACGACTAGACAGCGCACTAGAAGCATACGAAGCCCGACACGCGGAAGCCGCTATAGGTGACGGCTCCGAAGGGCGCGGCGAGGCTCCTAAGCTCGATGTGCGTAGTGGCCCGACAGCGAAGACCGTAGCCAATGCCATCGGCCCCGCTATTACCGCAGCGCTAGGTTCGGAGATAATGAAGAGTGTACGCTTGCGCGTTACTAAGAACTTGAACCAGTGCCCGGAACACGGCGACTCAATCTACTTTGTGGCCGAAGTGTACGACCGCGAAGACAATGACCAGATCAGTAGCGCCATGATCTTGTCAGATGAACCTGACGAAGTGGTATGCGGTATGGTGGGTAGCGTTCTGGCTGGCGACATTCAGCACTACTTTAGCTAATTAAACACAGGCCAAGGACGGCCTAACTAACGGTGTATTATGAAAGCTATTGTACTAGACTTCGAAACATTCTATGGCGATGGCTATAGTCTTAGTCTCAGAGACATAACCACAGAAAGCTATGTCCGTGATGCACGATTTAAGTGCCACGGTGTAGGTATTAAAATTGACGGTGGCCCGAGTAAGTGGGTCACGGCTCGTCTGGTTAAGCCGGTACTGGACAAGCTAGAACTACATAAACATATGGTCATCGGACATAATCTACAGTTCGATGGTAGCATTCTAGGGTGGAAGTACGGTATCTATCCTAAGCTTTACGTCGATACATTGGCGCTATCACGCGCGCTTGTCGGCCCACATTCAGTACGTCATGGTCTTAAGTACGTAGCAGAACTGCTATGCGGCATGACCAAGATGGACGAACTATCCAAGTCGTATAATGTTCGCGACCTAAGCCCCGCGTTAGAAGCACGTATCGCAGATTATTGCGTAGGCGCTCCGCGATGGGTAGAAAGCAAGTTCGATGCTAAGATCGACACGGTAATACCAAGCCACATGGAGGCGGGAGACACAGAACTAACGTGGGCAGTGTTTAAGAAATTAATGCCATACTTCCCACGTTCTGAAATATCGTCTATGGACTGGACAATTCGGGCGTTCACCGATCCAAAGCTATTGCTAGACACAGACATGCTAGCGCAGTACCAAGAAGAGTTAAAGATACAGAAGCAACAAGCATTAGAAGACGCAGGATTACAGACCCGCGAAATACTAATGTCGAATCCAAAGTTTGCAGAAGCATTGGAGAAGTTCGGTGTCCGACCACCTACCAAGATCACCAAGACGGGACGGGTTACATTCGCCTTCGCTAAGACAGATGAAGGGCTTAAAGATTTACTTGAACACGACAACCCCGCAGTACAAGCTTTGGTTGCAGCGCGACTTGAACACAAGTCTACGATTGAAGAAACACGCACCACGCTATACCACGCCGCTAGTTTACGTGGCCTATGGCCGGTTGGGTACAACTACGCAGGCGCGCAAGTCACGCAGCGCTATTCTGGTAACAAAGGCGGTGGTGGTAATCCGCAGAATCTTAAGCGGGGCGGGACACTAAGGCGCTGCATATACGCACCAGAAGAATTCGTACTAGGCGTAGCTGACCTTAGCCAGATCGAAGCCCGCATTACCCTATGGCTGGGTATGCAGATTTCAGGCCCAGATGGCGAAGAAGCCAAAGCACTAAAGGTTATGGAAGAGGGCGGCGATATATACGGCTGGTTCGGTACACGTATTTACGGCAAGCCGATTAATAAAAAGGACACGCCAGCAGAACGCCAAATAAGTAAGTCCGCTGTGTTGGGTCTAGGTTTCGGCATGGGGGCGGAACGATTCATTGACTACTGCAAGCAGTCCAACATCTATGGCATTACACCAGAATTCGCAGAGTTTATTGTACAGCTATACCGAGGTACGTTTACAGGTGTAAGAGCTTTCTGGAAACAATGCAATAGGGCCATCGACGGATTAATGCAAGGTGTCGTAGATACGCCACTACCGATGCAAGGTGTAGAACTAGTACGCACCTGCCTTGATCCACTATTCCAGCAACCCGCTATTATGTTGCCTAATGGACTGTGTGTTAAGTATCCGGGGCTAAATAAGAATGGCGATGGCGAAGTAACCTATCTAGACGGTAAGAAGCTAGTTAAGTTATTCGGTGGTAAGACTACAGAGAACATTGTCCAAGCCGTCGCAGCATTAGTTATGCGCGAGCAGAAGGCGGAAGTTAACAAGTATTATCCTGTACAGATGACGACGCACGATGAATTAGTTTCGTTAGTGCCGGAAGCTGATGACGACATTAGAGAGTGGAACGAAGACAAACAGGAGTTAGTAGTTACCAAGGTAGGACCGTACACAGAGCTAGTGAATAGAGTTATGACTAGGCCCATTTCTTATCTACCGGGACTACCTTTAGGTATCGAGTCAGATACCGCAATCAGATATGGAGACGCTAAATAATGAAACGCTTACTTATACTACTGTACGGAATAATTTCTTTCCTAGCTGGCGTGCCGTTTTTGGTAGCCGGGTCTATGTGGTACGAAATAAACTCCGCGTTTTGGGCAGGTAGTGGCATGGCGCGGGAGTTGAATAGGAAGTTCGAGCGCGAAGCGAATGAGAGGAAATACTAATGGCAGACGTAGAGAGGGCGCTAAAGGTAGCGCAGAAGATCGGAGAAGCCATAGTTAAGAAGTTCCCTAAGCATACCTTGTTCGTGCGACGTACAGACTTAGGTGACGCAGGGTTCGTGGAAATCGCTTTGCGCCCCGAGGGTGGTTCGTATAACCAAGAAATTAGCACGGCATATAGTGATGAATACTTCGCCAGTGCTACTACGCCAGAAGTGCTGCAAGAGAAAGCCAAGCGCATACTTAAGGACTTTCGTACCCACTTCGGCCAAGTTTAATGGGTGATGAACGTACCCACAAAGCGCACAAGGTAGCGTGCGCTTTGAACAGGAAGCTGGGGATTGATCTTAGCGTAAGACGTATGCCGCTAGTTAATAACCACATAGCGTTCGAGTTCGTGAGTGGTAATAAATCAGCAGCATACAGCGAAGCTTTTCTTGAGACCAACCTAGCTCAGTTCGCTACCCGACTAATGGCAGTATTCGCGGAGACAACGCATGGACATAAAAAAGGTGATGCTAGCCGTAAAGGCTAAAGAGTTTGAGACTCTAAACTACCCTTTACTTGCTTCGCCTAAGATCGACGGAGTACGTGCGACTAATAAGTCCGGCGCGCTAGTATCTCGCACCATGACATTAATCCCAAATGGGTTTACGCAGCAAGCATTTAATAGTCCGATATGGGCTGGGTTCGATGGCGAGTTAGTAGTAGGCGACCCGAACCATCCGAACTGCATGCAGAATACCATGTCTGGTGTTATGTCTCGCGAGGGCACTCCCGATGTAACGTGGTACGTATTCGACCGTTGGGATATAGACAAGCCATACATGCACAGGGCCAGAGCCGCTAAGGAAGCCATAGAGCAGGCAGGACTAGAGAATATAGTCTGGCTACCTCAGACGCGTATCCGTACCGTGGAAGAATTATATGCCTACGAAGATGCGCGGGTAGAAGAGGGCTACGAAGGTGTTATCTTGCGCGCCCCTGATGGCAGATACAAGCAAAACCGTAGCACGATTAAAGAAGGTTTGATGTTGAAGGTTAAAAGGTTCCACGATAGCGAAGCGGAAATCGTCGGCGCCTACGAGTTAATGCATAATAATAATGAGGCCACGACAGATGCCCGAGGATTCACTAAACGATCTACCCACGCTGCAAACAAAGAAGCTTCCGGCGTACTTGGTGGTTTTAATGTACGCGATGTATATGATGGAAGAGAGTTTGATTTGGGTACGGGATTCACCCTTGAACAGCGTAAGAATCTTTGGCAGGCGTGGTTAAAGAACCAGAATCACTTACTAGGGATTATATGTAAATACAAACACTTCCCTATTGGCGTAGTAGATAAACCTAGGCACCCTATCTTTCTAGGGTTTCGCGACAGGCGTGATATGTGATGGGGCTACCTGAGTTTGTATCCAGTGTAAAGCAGTTACTAGAGGCCGAGTACGCCAGACTAGGATTTATACTTGTTTCTATCCGCACTGTAACTGATCCGTGCGACTACGAGACATACATGCAGGGGGAAATAATCTGTCCTTGCGGCGGTATGGAGCATTTCACGTTTCGATTTTCTGTAGCCCGACTAGATCGAAACCGGGTAACAGGGATAGCGCATTTAGTATTAAAGAATACGGCGAGTCGCGCACATCTAGAACTAGATGTACTAAACGGCTTACTGCCCGCATCAGCGTTGGACGGCAGTACCTACAAAGGTGAACTAATGGAGACATACAATGCAGATTAACTTTAGCGTAGTCGCCGATGACAGCGACGACATGAAACAGAAACTAGATGTAGCCCTGTTCAAGCTAGCAAAGAACCTTGACCAGATTACGCGACTCAAAATAGGCGAGCAGATTGAGATTGACCACGTTGCAGTGCTCAGGAGCGAATAATGGATCAGAGAACAGCAGTTGCCGCAGACGAATTAGTTTCGCACTTGTTCTCTGGCGCTTCGGTTAACCGGGCTTATCATGGCCTTAGTGATTTGCAGAACATCTGTTACACGCTATCTAAGAATGCCGGATGGCACAAGTTGCCAGCTAGCAACCCGGAAACCTTCGCCACGAAGATAGCACTTATCCATTCTGAGGCTAGTGAGGCGCTAGAAGGTTTTCGTAAGAATAAGCAGGACGATCATCTGCCGCACAGAAAAGCAGTTGAGGTAGAGTTAGCTGACTTAATTATCCGCGTTCTGGATTTAAGTGGCGCATTAAATCTCGATCTTTCTGGTGCGATCCTAGAGAAGTTAGTGTATAATCAGAGTCGAGTTGATCACAAACCCGAAGCCCGCGCAGCAGAAGGCGGCAAGAAGTTCTAGGAGTTCTAATGGCGCGGATTATACCTTGGTCATTCAGTAGTTGGAGCGCGTACCAAACTTGTCCGCGTCAGTTCTATGAACTTAGGATAGCTAAGACTGTAGTAGAACCGCCGTCCACGCAAATCATCTGGGGTAACGAAGTACATAAAGCTCTAGAAAACAAAGTTAAGTTAGGTGCGCCAGTACCCAAGACGATGGCCCACATGGAACCGATGGTGCAGCGTATTTTAGACGCGCCCGGTGAGAACCATGCAGAAATGGAGCTAGCCTGTACGGAAGACTTAAAGCCTACGGGGTTCTGGGACGACAATGCGTGGATGCGCGGTAAGGGCGACTTGATTAAACTTAATGGAGCTAAAGGCGCGGTCTTCGACTACAAGACCGGAAAGCGCAAGCCGAATAGTTTGCAGCTAGACATGATGGCTATACTAGCCTTTGCTAAGTTCCCCGATCTAGAATACTTGCGTACATGTTTTCTATGGTTCCAAGAACCGTCTAAGCCCACGATTGCAGAGTACCACCGCGACAGAGCGCCAGCGCTACTTGACCAGTTCATGCCGGGTGTAGAGGATATGGTGTGGAGTATGTCGGAAGATGTGTGGCCCGCTAAACCGTCAGGTCTATGTCGTCCTAATCCCCGTACAGGCTTTGCAGGTTGTCCGGTTACGTCTTGTCCGCATAATGGCCGAAAGAAATGAAACAGCCGATGTTCAAAGTAACAGGGTTTGAATTTCGAGATACCATCACTGTATACGAAGGCGACACCATAGAGTACGACTGGAAGCGCAAGAAGGCTATGGTAGTTAGCAGTGTCGGCAAGGTGCGCACGTCTACAGATTTTAAGGTAGTGGAGCTAGATAATGGGGAGAGCGCTACAGCCGGGGCGTGATAAGATCAAGGAAGAGTGGGTTAAAGACAAGGTTAAGGACATACTAAAGACGTACAAACGTATCAAGGTTGATATGCCCCCAGCAGCCATGTACGGCAGTGCTGGCCGACACGACTTTATTGTGTGCCAGCGTGGGCTATTCTGGACAGTGGAAACCAAGGCTGGTAAGAATAAGCTGAGTGATCTACAGATTAGCTACGCAGAAGACATACAATCCGCAGGCGGTATATGCTTAGTGATTAATGAATTTAATTTCTTAGAAGTTGGCGCAGTAGCTTGCTACATAGAATCCATGGGTGAGCTACCTTACCATCTTAATCACAACTTCCGCGAATACAAACCACCGAAGCGGCCAAAACATGCTAGTTAAGAACGGCGCACTACTAATGTCGGTGGACCAACCATCCTCGATAACAGTACATATACCTACTGCGAAGGCCATTAGGTACAAGAACCGTAATATAGTCGCAGTTAAGCACACGCTGGATAGTGTAAAGGTACTGCGTAACTTAGGACTTAATGCCCCAAGCCCGATGTTGTACGATGGGTTTATATTCGGCGGACGATACAAGCCGATGGCGCACCAGACCAAGACGGCCGAGTTTCTTACGTTGCATCGTAGAGCGTTCGTGTTTAACACCATGGGTACAGGCAAGACCGCCGCAGCGCTATGGACGATGGACTACCTAAAGCAGCGCGGCCATATAAAGAGAGTGCTGATTATATCGCCGCTGTCAGTCATGGATGTGTGGGCTAACGAGGCGTTTAGCGTAGTACCTCAGTGGTCAGTCGAACAGTTAGTAGGCAAGAAAGACCGACGTGTAAGCCTACTTAACGCCGGTGCAGACATATGCGTTATTAACTACGACGGTTTGGTGTCCATACAAAAAGATATACTTGCGTGGAAACCAGACTTAATTATCGTAGACGAAGCTGATGCGTATTGCAACGCCCAGACCAAACGATATAAAGCTTTAAAGGATACACTAGGCCCAGACACACGGTTATGGCTGCTTACGGGAACACCTATCGCCAATGCGCCTACCGACGCCTACGGCCTCATTAAACTGGTAAATCCTTCCGCGATTGCTGCTAGTTTTAAACTGTTCCAAGAAACATTAATGCGTAAGCATGGCCCGTATAAGTGGATAGCCAAGCCGGGTGCCGAAGAACGCGTCTACGAATTAATGCAGCCCGCGATTAGATTTTCCAAGAAGGATTGTCTAGACTTACCGCCCGTTACATTTAGTTCTAGAAAGTGTGTTATGTCAGATGCACAGCAGGAAGTATTCGATAACGTAAAATCTGCCATGAAGCACGAGGATCAGGAAGCCGGTTACGAGATTAAAGCTGTCAACGCCGCAGTAAAATTAATCAAGCTACAGCAGATTATGTGCGGTGTGGTGAAAGATTCGAATGGCGACCCGGTAATGCTAGACCCGAAGAACCGATTGGAAGTAGTAGATGAACTAGTAGCAGGTTCCGAAGCCAAGGTTATTATCTTCGTGCCATTCGTTAATGTGATGCACTTAGTTAAGAACCATCTGAGTAAAAAGTACGAAGTGGTATTAGTGAACGGGGATGTAAAGAAAAATGAGCGGGACGAAATCTTTAAGCGGTTTCAGTCTGACCAAAAAACTAAAGTGCTGGTGGCTCATCCAAAAGTGGCGGCGCATGGACTTACATTAACAGCCGCTAACACGATTATATGGTACGCGCCTATGTTCAGTGTTCTGCAATACAGTCAGGCAAATGCTCGTATTGACCGTACTGGACAGACCCTAGCAATGAGCATATATAATCTGTGGTGTCATCCAGTTGAACTAGCGATCTATACATTACTACAAGCTAAAGAGAACATGCAGTCTCGCGTTATGGAACTATATGGGGAAGCGCTTGCATAGTCGAGAGAAACCCTGTAGAATCTTCAACCCCAAACCCAGAAAATGCAAGGAGGTGTATCGTGGCACAGGTTAATGTCGATACCGTTGTCCAAGCCTATGTTAAGCTCCGCGATCAGCGTGGCACATTAAAGAAGGCATACGACGACGAAGACAGTCTACTCAAGCAGAAGATGGAACGCCTTGAGACTTGGCTGATGACACAGATGCAGCAGACGGGAGCCACGCAGCTTGGTTCACCGCACGGTACTGCATATCAGCAGACCGTATTCAAGGGTAACTGTTCTGACTGGCCGAGCTTCTGGAACTGGCTGGCAGAGAATGGCCGCTTCGATATGATGGAGAAGCGTGTGTCAGTGAAGACCATTCAGGAATACTACCAAGAGTCCGGCGAAATGCCGCCCGGCATTAATGTCAACCCAGAGCTTCGCGTCATTATCAGGAAAGCGTAATGGCTGAAATCTCAATACCCCTACTAGATGCGATACATCGGGACATAGACGCGAAAGCAGAGCGTGCGGCTAATACTTTGCTTGTCAGCTTCACCCACGTACTGCACTATGAACTACGTAAACTAGGTGTTTCAGGAGACGACGCGAAGGACGAATGCAACGCACTAAGCGCTAAGTATCTACCTAGCGTGCTACAGAGACAGAAGAACTACATGTTTAACCAGTGCGTCGCCAATATAACCCGCACCGAACAAGAATTCTAACGGAGATAATTTCAATGTCAAATGATCTACTCATTCAAGGTAACGGCCCAATGAACCTGCCAGCCCATTTGGCTGGTACGAACTTCGGCGTTACTACAAACCTGATGGAAGGCATGTTTACGGCAGGCAACCGTATCGGCCTGAAAGGTTCACGCTTTCGACTTGTGGTAGGTGGTATCGAAGAGTGCGTGATCCAAGAACCGTACCTAGACGTTATCTTCCTAGGTGCAGCCCCAGCAGTGAGTCGCGTGTACTATGAAGGCGCATACAAGCAGGGTGAGAACGCTGCACCTACCTGTTACAGTGCCGATGGTATCGTGCCTAACGACGACGTGAAAGCAAAGCAAGCCGATAAGTGCATGACCTGCCCGCAGAATGCCAAGGGCAGCAAGATCGTAGACGGCCAGCAGTTCAAGGCTTGTGCCTACTTCCGCCGTGTCGTGGTTATGCTGGCGGGTGACATAGATCAGCAAACCGTGTTCAAGCTTGACGTGAAGGCTCAGGGCTTGTTCGGCGAAAGCACCGCGAATGAAAAGAACCTTAACGAATACATCAAGATGATCGCAACTCGTGGCGTCGATGCTGGTGCAGTAGTTACCCGCATTAGTTTTGACACCGATGCCAGTGTGCCGAAGCTTCTGTTTAAGGCTGTGCGGTTTATCTCGGTGGAAGAGATGGGTGTCGTGTCTAACTTGGTGCAGAGTGAAGAAGTAATTAATCTCAAGACTGTTTCCATGTCTACGCTTGACTCGTCGCATGAAGAGCCGACAGGCGGCGATGAACCCGCAGCAGAGCAGGAAGCGCCCCCAGCGCAGACCCAGCGGCCAGCGGCCACGCAGCGGCCCCAGCAAGCGGCCCAGACGGCGAAGCCTGCAACGCAAGCGGCCCCAGCAGCTGCCCAGCGGCCAGCCGCGACCCAGCGTCCCGTACAGGCGGCGGCAACCACGCAGCGAGCGGCCCCGGCCACGCAGCGGCCCGCGACAACTACCCAGCGTCCGGCAACACAGACCGCTAAACCCGTTGTAGAAAGCAGCGTACCGGCACCACAGCGTACAGCAACTAAGGCGCCGGAACCCGTAGTGACCGAAGTAGGAACCGATGACGAACTGGCTGACCTGCTAGCGAGCCTTGAGTAATGGAACACATAGCCACTAGGATTACAAATACGCTCAAGCGTTCCGGGTTAACCGCCCGGAACCTAGCGGCTATCGCGAATGTTCATTACACAACGATCTATTTAATCACAAAGAAAGGGGAGCGGGCTAAACCGCTTCCCGCGATTAGTGAGTCTCTAGACCGCGCGCTAGCCGTGATTAACCAACTCGTAGCCGAGAATAAACTGCCGATGCCTACTAGTCTTTCGCAAGAGACGAAACAGGAAAAGCTATCTCAGCTTGTCGTCGAACATACTACGTAAGGGGCACTCGTGCAATCACAACGGGAGTTCTTCGGCTCGATATTAGCGAGCCAAGGTAAGCCTTGCCTTGCGTGGCTAGTTAATCGCGCAGGTGACAAGCCCTACTTCAAACACAAAGTCTTTGAGTCCGTAGACCAATTCTGCATATTTCTCGATAAGGTAGATTTTACTAAGTCCAATTACTACTTCTGCATTTCGACATTAAAGCAAGGCAGCATCGAAGTGAAGGGGAAAGACCGCATACGCGTACAGCAGAATATGCAGTACACACGATGCTTTGTACTGGACGTAGATATTCGACCCGAGAAAGAAGGTTTCTATGCAGATGTAGACAGCGCCCTACAAGGTGTAGCAGATGCGTGCGAGGCGTTAAGTCTCCCGCAACCGACCATAGTTAATAGTGGGTTCGGACTGCATGTTTACTGGCCTATGGCGGACGGCGTAGACTCAGAAGTATGGACAAAGGCAGCACGCAAACTTAAGAAAGCGATCGAATTAATCGTACCCATGTTGGTGGCCGATGGTTCCCGCGTGTCCGACTGTGCAGGCGTGTTGCGTATACCGAACAGCTTTAATCTTAAGAGCGACCCGCCCACACCAGTAGAGGTTATACAGACCTTCTCTGACTTTGTGGACTTCGGCTCTTTGCGTCTTATGCTTGACCGGATCGCACCCAGCGAAGGCGAGAATAAGAACACGGTAGAACTAGGTACTACGTTCGTAGACTACGGCGCTACCGATCTGACCCAAGTAATTAAAAAGTGCAATTGGGTTAAAGATTATATGGTTCACCAATCCACGGCAGCCGAACCAGAATGGTACGCGATGCTAGGACTGGCGCAGTTTATGGAATACAAGACTAAGGGCGGTGCGGTTCTCGAACGCGAAAAGATCGCGCACATACTATCTAAAGGTCACCCAGACTACGATGGCGAGCGCACTTATCTAAAATACATGCAGGTCACGGGTGCCCAGAGTGGCCCGACTACTTGCGCTAAGTTTCAATCCGTGGATGCCAAACGCTGCAAAGGGTGTCCATTCCTAGGTATCATTAAAACGCCGCTGCAAGTAGCGCGTATCGAAGCCCCAGCAACTGAAGCCAAGACTGTAGAGACTACCGTAGTAGATGAAGGTGGTAACCAGACAGTAGAAACAGTAGTTATCCCGCTGCCACCCAAGCCGTATTTTCGTGGCGAAGACGGTGGAGTGTTTATCCGTAAGAAGATTAAAACGGAAGAAGGGTTTGACGACATTATTGATCGTGTCTACGATTATGATATGTACCCGACTAAACGTCTTCGCACAGAGACTACAGAATCAGAGGCCATGGAAATTCATCTATGGCTACCTAAAGATGGGCTTAAGAAGTTTCGGTTACCGACACAGTACCTAGCCGATGGTAAGAAGCTTACGCAGTTCCTATCAGATAAGGGCGTAGTACCAGAGTTCAACAAAGCACCTGCGGTAACCAAGTACCTGATTGACTACATAAGGCAGTTACAGATGGATAAGGCAGCAGAAGTCGAGTTCTCACGGTTTGGTTGGCGTGATATTTACAGTGCCGATCCCAAGTTTGTACTCAGTGATGGTTACATGTCTAATACCGGGGCTATCACGAACAGCGGCATTTCACCGCATCTACGGGACGCTGCGCCTAATGCGACCGTGGCAGGATCGTTAGCCAAATGGAAGCAAGGGTTTGACGTATACCGGACGATAGATGACTCTGACCCGTACATACTAGCCATCATGCTAGGGTTCGCAGCTCCATTAATGCCGCTAACAGGATATAGTGGCGTGATGTACAATATCGTAGGAGACAGTGCGGCAGGTAAGTCTACAGCTTTGCAGGTGATGACTAGCGTATGGGGCAAGCCCAATCCTAATCAGCTACGTACAGAGGATACAGACAATGCCATATTTAATTTTATTGGTTACCTTAGCAATGTACCTATTGCTTTTGACGAAGTTACTAAAATGGATGGTGACAGACTTAGTACGTTTGTACTGGCGTTCACAGGGGGTCGAGGTAAGATGCGCGCAACGCGTGACGGCCAGAACAGGGCTAATGATATTTATTGGGACACTATTATTTGCAGTACCAGTAATGTAAGCCTGTACGATAAGCTCGCCAATGCACGACGCGGATACACAGCGGAAGCCATGCGAGTATTTGAGCTTCATGTGGATAAGTCCCACGACGAGAACAAGGCTAAGATAGACGCGGCAATGAAGCTACTCAAAGAGAACTACGGGCAGGCGGGCCGGGACTTTGTAGCCTACGTGATGCCTAGGATTAACCAGATTAAACCGCTAATCGAGAAGGCTACCGCAGCACTGGTACAGAAAGGCGGACTGCGTAATGAAGAACGATTCTGGGGCGCGCTGTTAGCTTGTGCCTTAGTTGGCGGCAAGATAGCCCGTGACATACTTAAACTTCACAGTTACGATATAGAAGGCGTCGTGAACAGGGTGCTTGGGTTTGCGCCAAAGGTACGGCAGGCGGTAGCCACTACGGTTTCTGACCCTACTTCTACGCTGGCCGAGTTTATTAATGCTAACCTTAACTCATTAATCCGTATCAGCGATGGCAATGTAGACCTTACGGCCATGAACGGAAACATGAACATGGTGAAGGGTAGACTCGAATACAGAGACGGTAAAGCAGACGTGGCGTTTATATCTGTCCAGTCCATACGGGAATACTGCGATCAGCGTCGAATCGACAACGCGTGGCTTCGCAGAGAATTGGTGGAGCTAGGCGTTATCAAGGACGGCGCATTCCAGAAGCGGCTGACGGCAGGAACCAAACTACCGCAAGTCAATGTGAAGGTTTGGGAAGTAGCGTTGCAACATGAGAAGCTAACTAAATCACTTGAAGAACTACAGACCACGGAATAAGGCGCGCTGTACGGCGCTTCGTCGGCCACCGATGCCCAGCCGGGAACGCAGAATGCCCCTGTCGCGGGCATCGGAATCGACCAGACTATCGAATACGTCTTGCGGCAGGTATCAGTTTACCTGCATTTAGGCCCGGTACATTACGTACCGGGCCTCTTTTTGTTCAATCTTTGGGGAAGTCCGCCTGCGCCTTCTCTATCGCTGCGCGCATCTGGGTATCCAACTGTTTGCGGACTAACTGTTTTCTAGTATCTGACATTAACTTATTATTCCGCAGTTCGTTTATTTTCTGTTGGTACGCCTTGCGGGCATTATCCAGTGCGCGGTACGAAAGCAGTTCTTTCTTAAACTGCGGATCGCGAGATACGATCTGATCGGCCTGTGCTTTGGCTTGTGCATCAGACGATCCATTATCCTTAGCTCGTGATACAATGGAGCTATACCGACGTCGGGAGTCTTGTAGCTGGTCAAGGGTATCATACATCTCATTCTGCATATAATGACTTGTGTCTACATATACCTTGCTACCGCCCATACGGCTGGAGTCCGCCACGCCCGCATCGGTCTCCCTGCTACCTGCTACCTGCCGTATTAAATCACTGGCCCACTGACCGCCGTAGTTCTGCGCGAAGTAGCGTATGTCTTCGGGAGCGTAGTCTACTTTATGGTCGGTACTATCCGCTAACCACTGCGCAATGTCCTTAAACACCCGCGGTGTGTTAGCCCGACCGGCATCACTGGGATACTGTCCACTACGTGTTTCCGTGTGTATAGACGAATCGAACGCCGTGGTGTTCCTACTAACGTCCACGACAGGCCGGACTATGGTAGGAGTAAACCCTAGGATATAGGACGCTAAGAAATTAGTAGGCGTATTGTCTTTGTTACCTGCGGGGGATATAGGCCCGTTGCGCGCCAGAGTGTTCATGTAAATCTTAGCGGCTTCTTCTGGTTTAATGTGGCCGTTATTAACCGCCGCCATAAGTATGCCGGGGGCCATCATTACTTGCGGCATACCTAGACCGATATTAATACCTATAATCTTACCATCTGGCCCCGGTATCATCATCTTCTGGGTTAGCAAGTTCCCATCTACTTTCTTAAGTTCGTCGTCACCTAGCATGGCCGCAGCAGCCATATATAGCCCCGCGCCTGCGGCACCTAAAAACCCCTGCCACGCAGCCATCTTTTTATAGTCTAGTCCGCCAGTCTTCTTAGTGAACGCACGGCGCATAGCATCTGCACTGGTCATACCCACACGGAAGAAGGCAAGCCAACTATTAATGCGACGCCCCTTGGTGCCAGAGTTGGAGTAGTCCAGCGTTCTGCGTACATCTACAGCGGCTTCTCGTTCGGGCACCCCCATTTCGACCTTAGTCTTAAATAAGGCCACACGACCTACGCCTTCCAAGAAGTTAGCGTAGTTACCCGTGTACTCTAGGGCTTCTTGCCACGTCCACTTAGCTGCGTCCAGTACCCCGCCTACGTCCTGTAAGCGCCTCTGCATCAAGCGCTCTATACCCGCCACGTCGAACCCCTGCGTGAAGTAGTTAGCCCCGCCTGCGGCCTCAAAACGGCGTGTCCAACCCGCCCAGCTATCCGGGGAGGCTTCGCCCATTTCGCGGGGCGTCTTGAGTCCTAGCGCCTTAAGTGCTTTGGGGTTATGCGCCAGTAGGTGCGGTAGCAGTGTGGGCAGGGCTTTATACGCCTGCAAGACATTGCCGTAATACTTACCCAGAGTCGGTAGAGAATTAAATGGGTTGTCGTGCTTAGTTACCGCGTCTGTAAGTGGTATGGTGGTTAAGTCACGCACAAAACCGCTGAACGTCTGCCAACCGGGGTGCAGCGTTGTATAGAGTCGTGCTAGCCCATTGGTGGGATGCGATAGCCATGATTCCACGACATTAGGCTTTTCTACTTCGTTCAGCTTTAGAAGTCCCCGCATTAATTGGGAATCTTTCGGTGCAGTAATGACGTAGTGCGTATCCCCATCGTTAACTATAAAGCCGTTCATGGGAGCCTTTAATCTGTCTACCTGCTCGCCTGTCTTGGTATTCGTGAATCCGTCTTTATAGCCGCCCTCAAACGCGTGGACTTGATAGCCGGACTTAGAATCCGCATCCATTATGTCTGTAGTCAGTTCATAGGCGGTGTTCTTAAGATGCGCATCAGCTTGTGCTGATCCAGCACGGGTCATATCGGCGAATAGCCGAGCAAAGGGACGCTCCGCAAAACTAGTGCGTCCTTCCATGGCCTTCATCTGCTTATTTAATCTGGCAAGGGCTATGTTCTTGGTGGGTATCATGTCGAAGTTTGCGGCATCCGCTCCGTAGGCCGACCCCTTAAGCGGGACTTGCCATTTCCAGCCGTAGTAGTCAGAATACGGATCGTCCGCAGTGAACTTACCTGCGGCTATTAAACGTTCTGTCGTTCTAGCCCTAGCTAAATCCATCAGTTTATTTAGGTCGCCCATAGACTTCTGATCCATGCCGCTTTCATCGGCTAGCTTCTTAAGCTCGGCCTTGAGCGTGTCTACTGGCATACCCTCGTGCGTCATCCACTCTTCGGGGGTATATTCTGCGTGCTTGTTAGCTAAAGCCACAATCTGTTTTCGTGCCTCAGTTCCGGAAATCTCCCCGCTACGCATGCTATCTAGCACATCTGCACGGTCTAGCGTGCCCTCAAGTCCTAGCGGCGATTCGTTATACCAACTTGTGTACCCACGCTCTAGCCAGTTAGTATTATGGAAGAACTTATTAACTTTCGTCAGCATTTCCGGCATGTTCTTCGCGAACTTATGCTGGTTATCGTACATCCAATTCTCGGAAGGGGCATACGCTTCGGCTAAATCTTTATTATTATACTCACTCTGTAAGCCATTCTTCGCCGACGCCGCGCGGTCTACATCATTACTTTCAGTTATCTTTACCCCTAACTTGCGGGCGTTCTGTACGGCCTTCTCTAGCCCATGCCCCGCCGAAGCGTAGCTTTCAATAAAGTGCTGCCCTGTGGTTATTGCCCCAAGATTCTTGTTAGAGTTCTTAGCGCGTACTACTGGGGCCTCTTTCTGTAGTGTGGCGTCTACGTCGGAATTTTCCGCAGTCTCGTAACCTAGGGCTTCGTCGGAAGGGTCTTCCCCTTCCTGTTCTGGGTCTATCTTCTTTTCGTCATTAAAAGACTTACGCTTACTAGCCAGCATCTTAGGATTATAGTCTTCCCCTCTAGTTTTAAGGGTATCATTAATAGCCTTAATCACAGCGCTATTACTATCTAATCCTAGCAGAGATTTTACATGCTGGACAAACTCTTTCATCCACGTCTGTAGTCTAGCACGGACTGATCCTGCCTCATAGCGCCCTTCCAGTATACGTGTACCTTCTACAGCAAAATACTCACTAGGGTTGCTGTATTTATAGTATTCGTCGTAGGGAATATCTTTCTGCTGGGTACGCATAAGCAGCGACATTTCCCGCTGCCCTTCGGCAGATGGATGCGCGTAACCTTCTATGGCTAGCTGTATATATCGCTGCGCAGTCTTATTGCCGGACTTCACCACCTGTTTGTATTTATTCTGTAGGCGCCCTAAGTATTCTCCACGTATATTATCCTGTAGCTCAGACGGCATTAACTGTTCTGCGCTATGCAGAATTTCGTGTACCGCCGTGCCGGTATTAGTATTCTTGGAGTTAATAGACACTAGACGTTCAGACGGAATAAACTGACCCACTGCACCTTCCCCATCTTTACCTATACTACGAATACGCAGCGCGAGATAGTTAGCTAGATTCGGGTTCTTCTCTAGCAGCCATAGACCGAACTTACCCGCTTCGTAATGGTCACTACCCTCTGCATTATCCGAAATCATTTTCTGTAGGCGGGAACGTACATACTCCACACCGCGACGTTCGGGACGTACCGCATCACGTAGTCTGCGTTCCATCGTTGACTTTTCCATGTCATCGCGTAGACGCTGTAGCTTCTTGCCTGTCTCGTGTATATCCGCACCTTCGCGAACTTCGTCCACGATCTTGCCCACGCGGCGCTTAACCTGTACGGGCGCTACACGATCTGGGGCTAGATCGGACTTAGCCGCACTCTTACGACTGGTATCATTTAGCGCTTCGGCCTCTTCAAAGCTAGGCTTCTGGACTTCGTCATGTACGCCATTTAATTCTTCGCGGGCACGATTAATCTTACCGCTAGCAACTTCGCGGCTTATATCATCGCCGTGTGAAAGTACAGTCCACTCATCTTTACCCACTCCGCGCTGCACTACGACTTCACCTGCACGGGCATGGGTATCTACGGCATCTACGCCATGCATGGGTTCGACTGATCCATCACGTCGAATTATAGCGCGCGTCTGCCCACTAGTCTTTTCATCGGCTAAGCGGTGTTGGGCTTCTAGGGACGCGCTGGACTCGCCGCTGGCGTTGTTCTGAATATCCTCTAAGGGATTTTCTTTGCCTAGCGTCTTGAGCCATTTAATGTCGGCTTCGCTTACTTCACCATCATTAGCACGTAGCCCTGCGATTTCGTCTAGCAATTTATTACTATCGCCCATCCTAGCTTCGGACACGGCATCATGTATTGAGTCTAGACGTTTTAGCGGGAGCCTACTTCCGAATCGTTTACGTAACTGCGATTCTAGCGGAGTGGCCCCGGCTTCATCAGTCGGGGCTTCGGCTTTTGGGCTTTTGGGTTGCCTCTTTAGTGTTTTCTTAGGCTCCGCTACCGGCTCTATATTAGTCTTCTTAAGCTTGCTACCTTTCGGTTTAGTAGGCGGAGTTTCATCAGGATTAGCGACAGGTTCTATATTAGCTTTGCCTTTACCTAATCCTTTCTTAGCCGGTGCGGGTGTTTCTGCACCGTTAAATGTGTTGGCTAGCTTCTGCAAGTGAGTCATAGCCTGCGCTACAGTCATCTGCTTAACTGCGGCTGGGTCTTCGCCTAACTTAGTTAGCGGGTCTACCAGATTGTCGCGCACAGCTTTGCGAGCCTGCACTATCTCAGACTTTGTACTCTTGCTACCTAGTAGCGCGCCTATCTGTTTATTCTCGTGTCCAGCTAAGGCGTCCCCAACTGTATTAGTTCCCTTCTGCTCTTTCAGGAACCGGCCCACGTCTTCGGCAGATGTTATCTTGCCTTGGCGCATGGCTTCGGACGCAGCATTAAATGCCGGGTCTTGGCGAAGCGCGGTTTCGGATGCATCTGCGGGGGCACTATCTCTATTAGCTAGAGCTTTAAGATACGCTTGATTGTACTGCTTCTCAGTCTGCTGCTTAACAGTAGCCTTAAGCTTATTCTTCTGCGTCTCGGGTGTAGATGTATCGGCTAATACTTCCGTAACTGTATCTGCTACAGCTTTCTTAGTCGTTTCAGCACTAGGCGCGATCGGTTCGGCCACAACTTTAGCTGCGGTCTTAGCCTTTAACTTATTGCCTTTTGCTGAATTAGATGCGGCCGTGTCTATTAGACCGTCGAACTGTTCGCGACTGGTTATCTTACCTGCTGTTACTGCATCGCGTAACATTTTCAGCGAAGGCGATAATGGCCCCTGTTCTGTAGGCTCAGTAGCGCGTGCCCACAAAGCATCATACTTCGTATTCGGAGTATATTCAGAAATCGGCGCGGTAGCTTGCGGTACGGTATCTGGTACTTGCTGTCCTTGAATGTCGGAAGGTAACGGCTGCTCCGTAATAGGTGGCGCGGTATTTGTAGGTTCTGCGGGATTACGTAGAGTCTGTAGATGGGCATCTATGGACTCCATATCTACTTTGGCTTTCTTACCCAACCACGCGGCCATTGTATCTACAGTCTGGGCGCGTTGATCGCCACTTAGAGCGTCCCATTGCTTGCCCGTAAAACGCTGCGCGAGCGTCCACGCGTTCTGCGCTATCTTTTCTGGGGTATTGGACGCTTTAATGGACGCCGCGACCGCAGCTTTCTTAGCCGCTGTATTAGCTTTCTCTAGCGCCGCAGCCTGCAACTTAATAAATGCTGGTGTCTCAATACCCTCTGCCGGAGCGGTGTTAAGCATGATTTGGTAGAAGTCAATCGGCGTGCTTGTCGGCTTCGCGCCGTCCCCGGTCGGGGGCGTACCCTCTGGGGCTGCGCCTGCGTTCGCTGGCGGGGTTTCGCCGCCTGTCTGTGTGGGTTCGGGTGCGCTACCCTCTTTGCCGCCCTTGAGGACGTTCCCACCCTTGCCGCCGAGCAACACCGCCATAGCGGCCTGCAAGCCGATCTGCGTTATACCTAGCGGGCTAGTAAGTGGGTTTTCCACTTTGTTGTTCGGGTTAACGGCAGCGTCTAAATTCTGCTGCGCTAATGTCTGCGCAGTACCTATGCCCGCGCCTGCTACAGCACGAAGGATCTTACTACCACTGCTTATGCTACCCGGCATGCCCATAAACGCTAGGTTAGCAGGTAGGTCTACCCCAAACTGCTTTAGTACGTCTGCTTGACTATCGCCGCGATTCTGATTAGCTGTAGCTTGCTGGTCGGTTATCTTCAATGCCAGCGGGGATTGCTCCGCTACATTAAGTCCGAACTTCGCAAGTTTACTAGCGCCCGCTGCGGCTCCCGGTAGGTTACCTACTTTCTTTGTAAGTATCGCCTGCGCCAATAGACCTGCTACATCGCCTGTGACGGCGCCATACGGGTTTGTTTTATACGCATAGTCGGACAGTTGCTTTTGCACCCCACCTACACCCGGTACATTACTATTCTTACCCGCCCCTTGTGCTTCTAGTTTAGTCTGTAGGTCTTTATATGCAGGATCGCCATAGTTATGGCCCATGATTAGCTTGGCAAAGTCTTGGCCGGCTTGTTGATCTGTCTTGCCAGACGAAATCGTATTTGGGTCTACGCCATACTTAAACAGTGCATCTGATACTGCGTTAGGAGCATTACCACCTAACGAGGTTAAGCCGCCTAATGCTTTGGCGGCGAATGCTGCGGTTCCCGGCACTACTTGGTTAAATGCTTCTGTACCTGCGGCACCTAGAAAATTTCCGACGCCATTAGAATGCGCAGCCGCAGCGGCCTGCGCCGCATAACGCTGCTCACGTAGATGCTGCACTTGATTATCGAATGAAGCCACCTCTGCTTCCACATTGGCTTTCTTGCCCTTGAACTGAGCATTAAGCGCTGGGACGGCATAGTTAGTCTTATAGTCATTCGTAAACTTATCGAATTCTTCCGGTGTGAGCGGACGACCTAGACCTGTTTCAGCATTCTTTAGTACTGCCAGAAACGGCGGCGGATGTGAACCGGGCGGTAGTGCATCAGGCGCGGTTGAGGTCTGCGCAGCCGGTTGAGGTGCGTAGTTAACGGGAGCCGGTAAAGTTGGCCCTGTAAACTGTTGCGGCGCGACCTCTTGGTATCCGGCTGGCGCTGCGAATTGCGTGGGCTGCAACCCCGGCGGCGGTAAACCTGCGGGCGGTACATTAAAACTCTGTAGTCCATCGGCCATTAGACTGATTCCAGCAATTTACGCAGATAGTTACGGATGGTCTTTGGTTCTTTAGTATTCAATCGTGCGCCAAAACTAGGTTTAAGTAGGTCGAACGGTTCTGTTCCGTCCGGCACTACCACTGCTAAGTCCATGCCGTACTGGTTGTCTAACTCTGTGATATTATCCTTCGGGAAGAACATATCTACATCGTCTCTATTATTGTGCCGCCCCATACCAAAGTATTTAGGGTTTTGACCCTTCATATCTTTAGTACCTTCGATCGCTTTATCTCGCATTATATTAAATGCACCTAGCCCTTCTTGCAGGCTAGTAGACATTTTATTCCCTGTTCGCAAGATATTCATCTAGTCCAGCCTCTAATGGTGTGCCTTTTGTTACGTATCGAACATACGATAGTACGGGTTTAACTGCTTTGCCATGTACGCTAAATGGTTTATCCCACTTAGTAGGATCGTTGGCTAGTGCAGGTAGGTAGTGCGCTGCTATAGCTTTATATGGATCACCGTCATATGTAGCTAGTCTATGTACTATATCTTCGCGAAATCTTTGGTCTTGTACAGCTGGTGGAGCTAGAGCCGCTTTAGGGTATCCACCATAATTATTCCACGTAGAGTCGGTATATTGGTACGCGCCGCTAGCAGAACTCTTAGGATTAACCGCTTGGTAGTTATCCGTAGATTCTCTAGCCTTAATAATCTTGGTAAGCGTTTTAGCCATTCCCGCAGAACTATCGTCTGGCCGAGTCGGGCCTAAAGACGCGTCATAGGGAGTAATCCCCCGGTTTCCGTACTGCGGTAAACTTACCACGTTATTATTCGGTACAGGAGGCATATAGTCATCCATGCCTATACTCGCATCCGTAGCTGTTTGCTGTGGTTGCGGTCGTTGCCCTTCTGCGAGATTAAACAGGTTCTGCTGCGACACAAAATCCTGCACCGGATCAGCCATTACAGTCCGCCCCCTAAATTGTAGTCCCCTAGATTATCCGCCGCTGGCTGTTGCTGCGGCTGGGGCTGGGCTTGAGGCGGTGCATAGTAACTAGGGTCAGATAGATCGTTAGGCATGCCGCTACCAAATAGCGATCCACCATTAATGCCCCCTGCGTTCTGGTAGTACCGGCCCATTGCCCCGTACATACGCGCATCTTGCCCTGTAGCATAGGCGTCATTACGTGTGGCGGTATTCTGTAGCATTCCAGACTGATACATCTGCTGATTCTGTAACTGGCGAGCTTGTATATCTCGATTCCAGTTTAAGTAGTCTAGCACATGCTGGCTTAGATTAGGCTGCTCCGATACCGGGACGGGATTGCCATTTGCGCCATTCATAAATAGCGTTGTGGTCGGAGGCCCATTACCCGTAGACACATTAGCAGGCTGCACACCGAAATACTGGTACGCTAAATGTTCTAATGGTGCTGGAGTATTAAACATCTGCGCAAAATCGCCTGCCTGCCTGTGCAGTGTATCGTATCTGTTTGCCCGCGCTGTGTCTAACGCATAGGGCGCTAACGCCTGCTGATACGGTAGTGTCGTTTTACCTAGTTGGTCTTCGCGCTGAATGGCCGCAAGTCGATACGGCGCTATGGTATTAAAATCATAGTCCTGCGCACGGGCTTGACGTACCGCACCCTCTTGCTGAATCTGTCGGCCTGCGCCTTGGTCGAAACCTTGCGTGTAAGAGCCGAACGGATCGAACATAACTTGACGTGCCATTATCTATTTACTCCGTTCGTAGCTTTCTTGACTTGGTTTCTAGCGTCATTACTACCGCTATACGCAGCATATCCATTACCTATGGTAGCCACTGCGTCACCTAGAGAATCGTAACTGCTAGCTAGTGACGATACAGACGCGGCTAGCCCGTCTCTAACTATATTACCCATACCGATACCCACATTAACTACAGCCACTTTGCGATTAAATGCGCGGTTATTATGGTCATCAGCCCAATTAAGTTCGTAGCGTATGCCTGCGTTCCAGCCTGCGGTTACCGCGTGCGCTCGCGCTATACCCATATCGTAGTCAAGACGGCGCTGTTGGCCGATATTATACTTAGGGATTAGTCGTCTGGCTTGATACCATTGCCTATCTACTGAGTTAACCTTAGCAATAGCCGCTGGTACAGATGCATAATAATCATAATTGTAAGTAGGATTAAGCGCACCGAAAGCTTCATTTGCTGTGCTACCGATAGCGGGCTGGTGGACGTTCTGGAAGAACTGGTAGTCTTTCTTATTAACGTCGTAGTAGTCGTTAGCAAGGTCTGTGGCTTTGCGCTTTAGTGCGACTTCTGCGATGGACACTGCAAGTAGCGCAAGGCCGCGCATACCACCTTTATTAATCGACTGCGTAAGGCTAGCCACGGATGGACCGTCAGCCATGAACTGATTTTGTGTTGTGCCCGTATAGCCATTCTGCCCCGTATTTGGAGCCGTCGCTTGCGTAGTATTAGGAGTAGTAGTAGCCATTACGCTGTATTCCTAGCACGATCGTAGTCCATGCTTATATCTCGGTCGGGAACCTTCATAGAGACTGGCCGAGAGAATGATGTTCCCCGCGAAAACTCATCTGCGGTATCTGCTAGTCCGCGACGATAGCCAGCGTACTTCGCTATTCCGTTAGCGTATGTAGCTAGCTGCGAAGACAGGTCATGCATATTATCTTGGTAGCCTGCGACCGCACCAGACAGCGCCGCAGATATAGCCGTGGCTTGTTTAATACCTACGTTGTGCAGAGTTAATCGGTGACTCCACCGCGTATCGTTGCGCACATCCGCCCATAGTTCCTCAAACCGAAATAAGTAGTTCGCCCAATCGGCACGAATTCTGGCGTTATCTACTTCTAATTCTGTGATGTCCGGGTCTAGGGTTTGCGCGTACATTCCAGCATGCCGATTAACCCACCCCGGTACATCGGTTATTGCTGTGCTTAGTGGCCCCGTAGCTGGATTAAACGCAGTAGCTATGCGACTTACGTAATCTATTACGTAGGCGGGTTCTCCATAGGCTTGCGCAGCTAGAGTACGCTCCGCGCCATTCTGGAAAACATTGTAGTAGAACTGTCGCTGTTGATTATATAGATTATAGTATTTACGGGCTAACTGGATGGCTTGCAGTTCAGAGACAAGCGAACCTATACCGCCTAATGCTTCGGCGGCTTGGGTAAGTATTTCTGTTTCATCAAAAATGAAGCTCTGCGTAACCATTATATTAGCCTAGAAAGTACGGGGCTAGATCGTTCTTTAGTGGTAGGGACTCAATACCCATTAACTGTGGGCCGCCGACTAAATAAAGTACCATGGAGAATATCTCTAGCGCCACGATACGTGCTGATCCCATGAGTTTATCGTAGATAGCGTATTCATTCATTTCTTGCCGCTGCACTGCCATATCCACGTAATCTTTATGGGAGTTAAGTATAATGGTCAGAACTGGAACTAGTACCGGCGCATTCTTCAACCAAAACTCATTAGCATTTAACGCGTAGGTTAAATCTGTCATAGCCCGAAAGGCTCTACCAGACTCGGGGTGATTAGCGGCCAGAATGATATTGGCTAGCGATACCCCCACCTCTACCGCGTATAACGCGTAAGCTTTATATCCGGGATTGCCTTCTGAATTATCCCCGTCGATATGAAAATGAGCCTTGAAGATATTACGTAGAGCTTCATCAACTACTAGTTGCTGTTTTACTGTTTGTTCGAGTTTAGCCTTCGATTCTGCGTTCATTGTTCCGTTAATTCCTCAATAGAAGTAGCCATGTGGATTTCATGGACTGTAGCGGTTCCATGCACTTCCACTTCCCATGTTACGCCTACTACGGACGGCGGTAAAGCAAAAGGTTTGCTACCCGGCGCATTCGTATCATACACACAGATGCCATCGCAATAGATTTTGAGCCGCACAAACCCATCACAGTCATGTACTACTTTAGCAAACGCGAATGTAATCTCACCCGGAAATACATACTTCTTGGATTTCCATACATAACATTGTTTCGGTGAATTGTGGTAACTATCCTTGCTCACCATGTTAGGGAGCGCCATCGTCCATACAGCATTATTAACCAATACCGCTAACCCATCATTGGTCATGCAATGGCTAGTCACCTTACCGGGCGGATAATCGAAGGTAGCTAATCTTTGCTCTGGATGACTTCCGTCTAGCGTGCTTCCGGTATCGAACAGATACCCTACGGATAAGTAAACACCATTATCTACGGTGGCTGGCGAACAGAACCCGAAATAGGTGCCTCGAAAGTAAGCTGCATAATTGGTGTCTTGGAAACTAAGATCAGTACACTGCTGCGTAGTATCTGCCGCTGTGTACTTTACATGGTATAGGGGGCGAATGCCATTGGCTACTGACGCCGTTACGACGCGCATGCCTTCCTGCGATAGGGCCACAAGCCCCGCTGCGGACGCGTACAGCGCGCCGCCGCCTGTCCGGGTCATAGACCCCGGCAAGCACGCGTAGTCTTCGTGGAACGGCTTAACGCTGATCTGGGCCGATAATGCATCGCCGGGGGCGACCGCCAGAATGTAGGGGAAATGGTCTGTGCCTACGTAGACGTTATCGTACTGCGCCACTAACCCAGTTATGGTGCCGGGTATAGAGATATTATTCTCGGTCGGCCATGCATGCGTCATGTACCGTTCGGACAAACTAATATGCCCATCAGTAGTAGCTACTGCTAGCCAACCGCCTTCTGTAGCCGTTAGATACTTGTATGTGTACCCATGCGGCGGGTAGAAGTGTCCCGCGAGATAGTTATCCAGTGGTTGTGTTACAGGCGAACCGCCATCTATGTAGACATACTCACGGAATACGCCCGCAGAATATGCGACATAATTCTTTAGTTCGGCCAGTAGATACCAATCTGTGTCTAGTGTATTGGCTATTTCTTGCCCTGTCTCTAGCGCCGAAATACTACGATACAATCTTACATAGCATCGCTCTCGTACAGGAGCATCAGCTATGCGTAAGGTCACATTTGTAGCATCTCCTTCGTAAAGTACCGCCGAAGGGTCTTGTTCTGGGATTAGCGCTAATGCAGATTCTTCTAATTTACCGTAGTTTTCTCGAACTAATGACGCCGCATACATTCGGCTCACAGGTTTTATAGAGAAATGTTCTGGGGTATGGGTTATATTAGAGAACGCCGATATTACTGGCGGCGGTACTCCGACCTCTAGAACAGCATCTATCTGAGTATGAGAATTCTGGTAGCAGAGATTAGACCTATCGCTATCTACGATAGATGGATTAAGCCCTACAAATGTGCCGGGTACGTACACCGGGGCATCTAGTGCTGTAGCTTGCTGTAAATTCTTCGATACTATATTAGTACCGTCAAAAATAATAGTGTACCTATTACTAAGCCCACCTTGATTGCTTATCCATTTAGCTAGCGGGCGTAAGGTGCCGTCCCATAATAGACAGTTATGAGCTACTTGGGCGACGTCTTCTCGACTCAAGCGAGCCGAGACTTCTGTGTTTATTCCGCCGAACTGCTGAATGCGTACACTTGGCATTAGAATATAATCGCGGCTAGATTAGCTGATGTAATCGACGCACCAGATGGGAGCGCTGTAGTAGTGACTGCTATATTTGTAGAGTACGCGCCAGAAAGTACAAATACCATAACTTGCTTATTCTGCGTAACAATCTTGGAGCCGTACAATTTAACACCGCTAGACGCAAATACGGCCACACCGAACGCTACCGGAGTAAGAGGAGTGGAAGCATCCACCGCTTCCACTTCTGCTACTATCAGAATCTTCTGACTTGCTGTGGTATTAAGTGTTACCGCTGTAGTAGACACGGCGTTATTATACAAAGCATCCGCTTCACCATTAGACGACCCCGCTCCTAGCAGCGTAGAACCCGCTCCTGCTAAGGCTTGTACTAACATCTTAGGTGTTACAGCGGTACTATCATCGGCTGGATTAGGTGCAGCAGAACTGTCTGCGAGCGCTACGATACCTTCAACACCTACGTCTGCATTATTAAGTGTTATTGTATACGCGGTGCCGGATAGTGTAGCCGAGCCACCATTAGTCAGAGTTAGTGAACCTACCGGCGCATACCCGCCCGTGACTCCTGTTAGCTGACCTTGGGCATTAAACGTGAATCCACCGTAAGCCCCTGCGGCCACACCTGTATTAGATATAGAGAGCGTTGGGTTAGTATTCGGTGAACCTGTTAGAGATAGACCCGTGCCAGCATTAACTGTAGTGACTGTGCCCGTACCGCCACCGCCACCACCTGTGATTGTGTAGCCATCTGCCCATGAGCCAGATACGGTTACGCCACCTGTGCCTTGAAAGGACGGCGATGGTAGTGTTAATGTTAGAGTCTCTGCGGATATGCTAGCTTGCAGAATGGAACTTACGACAACTACCTGATTAACTCCACTTCCGCTAGTACCACCGCCTCCACCGCAGCACCCACTATCCCCCGCCCCTTCGTAGGCGAAGTTTAGGTTAGGCCATACTCCTTGTATACTTATACCATCGGAGCCGGTAAAATTGGGTGGTGTTACGGTTGCGATATATGTAGTAACGCCCCCTGACGTAGAAGCTTGCGTAGTAACCAGTCCTTGTCCGACCACGTTCACGTCTACGGTAGCAGGGGTAGCGGCTATTAAATCCTGTATGGCTTGTGCGCCGAAATGATCGTATAGTACTGTATCAACGGCGCTAAATGTCTTAGCTGTCGAGCCAGACTGCGCGCGAGTTACTACCAAATACGTAGTTTGGGTATTAATTACTTTAACTTCTTCCGAATATATATCATTCGTAATAGTTAGATACGTCCAGTCTCCCGCGCCGAAGTTTAGATTAGCGGTTACATTGGATAGCGTATCCGCATCTACGGGTATAAGAGTAGTGGCCGCCGAAATATCAGCAGTCAATAAACCATTAATTTTGGTATACAGAATCTTAAGAGCCATGGCTATTCCTAACTACTCAGTTAAATGATATTTGACCCTGCGATCCACCGCCGCCCCCGCCGCTAGCAGGCATGATACCTATACCTATAGCTTTTGCAGCCAAATCACTAAATAGTGAAGTTACAGCCGCAGTCTTCATAAGAGTAGACGCATTTTTAGGTGCGAACCCAGAATTAGCGAAGTCTACTAATAGCTTAGGAACTGGTATGACTATGACTGCCATTACTGAAACTTCATAAGTAGAGAATATAGGGTGTTATTGGGTAGTGCTGCCCCCATCGCCCCGCTGCCGATCATTATATAGTCCTGCGCCGCTCCCACTACTGCGGTGTGCGCTGTCGCTCCCTGCGCTGTTTCCGCTATCAAACCCTGTATAGCCCAATTAACTGGGGTTATTAGCGGTAGACACGCAAAACACGGGAATACTTGAATATCCCCACTAGGTATTGCGGTAGCGGTTAATGCATATGGCGCTAACGAGAAATAAGAAGTGGTACTGTAAGCCACTCCTGTATCTGTGTTCATGCAATACATGACCCACGGATTATTCTGCGGTGTACCGAACGCCGCAGTGTTCTTTAGGAAACAGTACCCACCACCTATATAATTTCCGCTGCTATCCGAAGGCCGTCCGATCATAAATGCTGCGTTCGGCCATGAGCCGCCATTGTACGCACTAACGCCTTCCAGTTTATGTACTACCCCCAAATAACTCCCGTCGAAACAGAAGTAGGATTGATAGGGCGTACTTGTTGAGCGTATGCCGCCAGCGGCTCTATCGTAAGGATTCATCGGGGTACGTGCAGATAGATTGCCGCCTAAAACCCCCGCTCCACTTGTGGTTGTTCCTACAGTTATCCATATATTAGGTTGTGCGACAACCGGACCTGAACCGTACTCTATCTTTATAAATATAGGGTACGTGGATTGTAAGGCATCAGTAAACTTATAAATCTCATACCCCGCAGCGGTGTTAACTACTGTGGGACGTAAAACTGTAGTCCAATTAATCTGACCTGTATCTGTTGTTTGAGAAAGCCCACACGCCTGTAGCGCAGTAGAGAACTCAAGTCCCCACGTCCTAAAATCTGCGTCTGTAGTATTGGCGAACACGGTAGAGAAGTTTTGAGTAGCCATATTATTCCCACAACATTAGCATGGAGTAGTTATTATTGGACGGTAGTCCCCATCCAGCCGATGCCGAACCTGTCATTAAATACGTATGCGAAGCCGACCCTACAGGAGTGGCTTTTATAGTTACACCTAAAGGTAATTCTGCGTTTAACCCATACAGTAACCACTGATTAGGGGATACTTCTGGGTATACTCCGTAAGTAGGGAACACCTGAAACTGTGCCCCACCTACTGCGGAAGTAGTCATTTGGTATGGCACCCAACTAAAATATCCGCCTGCTTGAGAGTACATTATACCAGTTACTGTATTTATACAGAAAGTCTGCGCTACATCGAAGAATGTGGATGCTGGGTTAGTAGCGTCTTGCATACACGCCATTATCTTGCCGCCTATATACGCCCCAGTATTATCTACTGCGCGTCCTATAGTAAACATGGTGCTCCCGCCTACTTGACTAGAGTACGTATTATACAGCCCACCTACCTTTAATGCGACGCCCAAAAAACTTCCATTGAAACTTACGAATGTGGGGTACGACACGGTGTTATATCCTATGACCCGCGCGTTCTGTCCTCCCGCATTGCACATTATCTGTATCCGTGTAGTAAGCACGCCTGTTAATGTGCCTGCTCCATTCGAGCCTTGCCCTATAGTTAGCCATAGCGCTGGGCTATCGAAATTTGTATGCGTACTACCTGTACCGTACTCTAGTTTTACGAATATGGGGAAGGTAGCTTGTAGTGCATCGGTAAACTTGTAAATCTCGTATCCCGCAGCAACGTTATTTCCGGCAGGACGTAATACCGTAGTCCAATTAATCTGTCCTGTATCTGCGGTCTGTAAAAGCCCGCAAGTCTGCATAGATGCAGAAAGCGCTGAACCCCACGCTCTAAATTCTGCGTCTGTTGTATGTGACCATGCGGTAGAATAGATAGCTGTGGTCATACCCTTTTCCCAAAAAGCGCTAAGTTAAACCATGTAGCCGTACTAGCAGATTTAATCACAATTTCTACGAGTGCGCCTCTCGGAATGTTTACACTGTCCCAAGTAGACAAATTTATCGAAGAGTTGTAGGTTGACCCAGCTATAGTGGGAAAGTTTCCGGCACCTACTATAGTCGATGTAGCGCTACCTAGTGTTCCTACTTTCACGTCTACAACTACTGACCCAGATGGATCGCACTGTATACTCCATCCTGTCAATTGGTACGCTGCGGTGGATATTCCCGTTATACCGTCGCCGGACTTTAATTCCGCGCCGCCTACTGATCCATACGAAGCATTTATTCCCCCTGCTACTGGTGTAGTGGAAGTGTAGATAGGAGCTTCTGGATTGGTATTATCTATGGTTAAATTATTACCCGCTACAGGGACTGGTACAGATACTTTAGGGTTATTAACATCGGAGGCATCTACGACTACCCCACCTGTTCCAGCTACTATAGTTTGCACCGATTGGCGTAAAGCTATGTCGGCTACTTTGGCCGCTGTACTTTGTTGGCTAGCACCTGCGCCCGTACCGGCTTGTATCTCAACCAGTTCTGTGCCCACTAACTCACTAGGGCCGGGAGGCAAGTCCGATATTAATTTTACTGTTGTGGGGTCGGCCATTAAATATATCCCCTATAACTTCCATCGGTAGTTACTCGATAGTAGCCTTCGGTTACGATTCTTAGATCAAAGTATGAAAGTGGTATAGGTGGAGGTTCAGAAGACGCGGCGCATCCAGCATTATCAGGTATATCCTGTATTAGCCACTTGCTGCCGTTCCCTTCTACGCTTATGCCACCTATACCAGCTAACCGGAAATTTGCGTACCCTAGAACACCGTCGCTATTTACTATGGGGTATTGGGCATCTATGATTACTTCCGTGTAAACTACAGCGTCTTCTATTTCTGCACTTGTCAACCTGTATCCTATGCGGGTTCCACTAGGCCATGTTTTGCGTTCTGTGCCGTCTACTCCGCGTACTACCAGCGCAAGATTAGGCGCTTGCACGGATTGTACTCTAACCACTTCCCGCTTGTCTATTACTAGATAACAGTAATCGCTGTCTAGCAGATTAGATATATAGGCCCATGTAGCAGGATCGAGCGCTAAAGTATTATCCTTAGCACTCACTAGACTAACTACGGTTCCGGCTGCTAAGTATGCGCGTTTCACAATTGATCTGTCTGTAGTTTTATTTGGAGCCTATTTATCCCATTCATATCTACGCGTACCAATGTGCCTCCTACACTCTCCCTAAGTAGAAGTTCCGCTGTATACCTGTCTCGCTGTCTACGGTGGTACAGACTACCGTTACGCGTGTATAGTAGCAGAATATCCGAATTAACAATCTCCCAAGCTCTGCGGTCATCTAGGCACACTCTACAGGATGTAACCGCCGTGGGCAAGTCACTTATAACCATACGGCCCACTAATGGGTCGAACCACCAGTAGTGCCATTGGTTTGCATAACTATACGCCAAGAATGGATTCATATTCTGGTCGAATGTGCCGACTATTTCCTGTACTACTCCGCCTACTTGAAGTAATTGTATTCGTCCAGAAGTATTTGGCGCCGAGACATATATAGTATCCTCTATAGCTTCGAATACCCACAATTGGTACTCTAATCCTTTAGTAGTATTGTTAAGTGCTATCCCACCTATCTCGTAGTCCATTAGGGCAGTAGGGTCTGGTTGGGCTACCCCCTTCCACATATAGTAGACTACTACTTGTGAAAGGGAGTTATTAGGCATAGCCATTATGGGTATCGCCCCCACGAACACCGGAAGTTGCATTGCAGTTGTTGCCCCAGTGTTTTTATGATCGGGGCGCTTAGCAACCCGAACTGATACGCCCACATATGGTACGAAAAAGTAAACGACGCTATCGTCCCTGTCCCATTATTAGTGGGGAACGTACCTTTTATATCTATGTAGCATGTACCAGAATTAGATAGGTCATTTACAAACTGTATTATAGGTATTGAATATATGTTGCTATTTATACTACCTAGTTGCCCCGTAGGACTTCCACTCAGCGCGGGTACTATGGCGCCGGAATATAGGGTGATAAGTTTGTATCCTGCTTTAGTATTTCCTGTATTCGCTAATTGTTGGGTCGCCTGCCATAGACGGTATGTGCCCGTTATCGGACTGCCGTTCAAGTTAAAGCTAAACGCGTGATCTGTAACGTCTAAATACCAACGTAGTTCCCACGTGACTGTTAGAATCTCGTCACTAAGTACGGTAATAGCTGTGGGGTTCCCTGCATCGTCTAGTATTAATGCGCGGCTAAACAAGTCAGAACTAGCCGATGCGCCGCCCGGATAGGTGCCGACTTCGGTTAGGTTGCCCGCTGCCGCGCCTGTACCGAACTGGTAGTTGTATCGGGCATACCAGTAAGCTGGATCGCCTCCCGCCGCTGCCACGTAGCCCGCTGACGACTTGCCGGGGTATCCGCCAGTGCCACCGCCCGTAGAACTAGAAACGGCGGCTCTAAAAGCCGCTAATTGCACGTCTGTAGTTAGCGGGGTTGTATTGCCTGTACCTACACAGCAATTAGACGCTATGTCACCAGTGTCGTCGAAAGACCCCGCGTGTGGTAAACTATACCATTCTACTAGACCCCTATCCGTGATGATATTCTTAAACCACCCGGTATCTTTAGTTACTTCCATAGTTTCCGCTTTGCGTACTTTCGCACGGTAGTACCCTGCTGCACCAGCATGCATGTGCAAGGTGTTTTCCGGTATCCGCAGAGACTTCCTTTGGGGTAGTATGATTCTTCCCATTATGATAACGTCCAGTCTAGTAATTTTATTGTGGGGAGTACGTACTTATCTAGTGCGCGTGGGTAATCTACTTGCCCACCGAACATTAGCATTTCCAGTGGATACGCCCCTCTCGCTATGTACTTCTCTGGAGGAGCTGTAAAATCTGCTTCCCCGCCAAACTTATACCAATCGTCGAATACCCCGACCCCTATATCCTGCGATATGTACTTTTCCGTAGGGGCTGTAAAAGATGTTTCACTACCGTAGTTCTCCCAATCCAGCAACCCTACTCCGTGACTGACATACTTATCTAGTATAGATGGTTGTACTAGAAGCCACCAATCAGAATTAAAGTATATCGGCGGTATCGGATTTCCTAATCTATCTTTTGGGTTAGGAGTTACTAACTCTATTACTTCTTGGGGGTACAGCATACTAGTTAAGTAGAAGAACGGGCCGGGTATAAAAGGTGCGCCAGTTACTCCCCCATCGCAGCACCCAAACATACCTATTTTATCGAATATAACTAATTCGTTCCCTTCTGTTCTAGCCTCTATTCCACCTACGGTATCCGCGTGTATAGCGTCTGCGCCGATAGTCCAATTACCATTACCCCCGGATACGTTCGCGAATCCATACCCACTAGCGTATATATTATAGTTGGCTGCTGTAGTAGCGTCTTGGATTTCTACGCCAGTTAATCTGTAGACTATCCTAGTGCCTGTAGGAAAACCCTGCGTACAAGTGCCATCTTGTCCTCTGTCTACTCTAAATCCCGAGTAGTCCTTGCGTATTTTGATTACTTCTAGAACGCATTCGTTAACTAGAGTAAGGTAGCAATGGTCGCCCAACCCTAGAGTGTCTAGTAAGTCAGCAATATCTCCATCTACTGCCACGTCTTCGGACGCCTTGCTTAGAGGCGCTAATAGTATTCCATTAGCTAGATATAGTCTCTTAATCACAACAGCCACTTACCAATGGTGCGGATAGCACAAAGTTAGGGAACCCCCCACCCACTAAAACTTTATCCGACTCAGACACTATGGTTACCGGGGGCGCGTAGATACTGTAACTAGTATCGGAAGTCTTGGTAACTTCTATTATACCTGTGCCGGTTAATGTTATCTGGCCTAGCATGCGGTCATTAATCATATCTGCGATGGCTTGATCCCCCATCACAAATTCTACAGTAGTACCTGATGGAAACGCCTGTTCTACAGTACCATCTTGCTCACGTATGATTGCTACATTGTTACCGATAAACCCATTGGTGCGCACAATCTCATAAGCTGTAGCGGTCTTGATTATTAGATATGTGTAATCTGAACCTTTCAGGCCCAAGCGTAGTTTCCCTAGCAGTTCGTCGTCTACAGTAATTGCCGTAGCAAAGTCTGTTAGTGACGTCGCTAACTCCCCGCAAAGTCCGTATAAACTCTTAAACATTTGCGCTACCTGCTATACTTGGATCATTCTTATTGTACACTAGGTACGAACAAGATATGTACGTACCTTTGTAGTAGAAGTCTGCCCTATACCATCCACCGTGCATATTAAACAGTGTATCATCGAATACGAAAGTGAATCGGTTTTTCTTTTGGTCTACTGGTGTGAAATCTACGGGATTAATCGGTGCGCTCGCTCCACCATTGCCCCCCGAATAGTATGGCGGTATGTTATACTGCGACGTATAATCTGGCGGCATATTTAGCGAAGTAGGGTCAGGCGGTATATCTGTACCATTAGTATTCTTCCATACGCGGTATATCTGCAACTTGGTGTCTCCGGTCGTAGTGATCGAAGACAAGTCAGCATTAGATACTGCAATATAGAAAAATGGACTCTTCTTACACACGATGGGGTATGGGTTCTTCACAGTATTCGCACCGGCTTCATAGAGTTACTATCTACCTTACGATTAGACACTGATAACGCACGCGCAGATAGCAGCATGCGTTCGTAGTCTAGTTCATACTTCCTAGCCAGATTTGGGTTAGTCCATTCTTTGTTAGGTAGGCACAATAAGTCCGCTACTACTCCGCGCCCTATTTTCTGCCCGAACGGGGTTGATATGCTGCGAGGCATGTAGCTTATGCAGTCTTTAGGTATCAGGGTTACATAAACCTTTAGCCCGTCCTTCTGGTCTACGCTTGGTATCTGGCGCAGCCGAATGCAGTTATTGTCTACTACATCGAACTGGGTTTTCCACCCAACACGTTCATAGCCGTACCAGTAGTACCCATATCGACCCCCCTCTATGCCTACTATAGAGTATATCTCGTGGTCATCTGGTGCAGTTAGATAGTAGTCTGGTACGCCCGACTGGTAATCCTGAGTTATCTCACAGCACAAGATTCGAGTACGCCGCGCAAAGTCTATATACTTCTGGCGTAGTAAATCCAGCGCCATAGCCTGCGGTATTTTAGGTACGAACGGAAGTACGTGCCTAAGCATATTATGCAATGGCACGCTATCTTGGTAATCTACCGATGTAACATTAGGCGTACTCACGGGCCTGCTCTCCGGTCACCATCGCCTATCTTGCCTTGGTAGTAACCCGATCCATAGCGAGAAGACTGCTTATAATTAATACCTAGCACGGAATAGAACAATCGTAGGTGTTCGCGACTCTCTGTTTGCGAACTTACCGATTCCATATTAAGTGACTTAGCCTTACCTAATATAAAGTCCATCAAAGCATTTATATATTTGGGCGGTATGTTGTGGGCTGTATCCCAATCTGATAACGTGAACTGTAGTGCCGCACCATCTGTGGTCGCCCACACTGTCGGAGCCATACCCATCGGAACGGGCGGCTCTACGATAAAAGCTCTGGGGTTTTCTTTGCGTATCGCATAGGATACTGCCCGATATACTGGCGATCCATTTACGAACGAAATATCTGCCGGACAAATATCATAGACAGCAAAACTCTCTGACAATTCTTGATCCATCACTGTCAGAGGCGAACCGTCTTTATTATTAGTGACGGAGATTATATTATTAATGGTATCTACACTTTGCTCACGCCCCGGCTTTAGCGTTACTTCTGTACTTTTGGTAAAGTCGTCTGGGAAATATGTGCATATCTCCGACAGTCCAAGATTCATGTAATCCAAAAGCAAGCCGCGCCCCCAACGAGTGAAGGCGCGGCCATAACGCTGGTCATTAAGCTGGGTAGATGCGTGAGTAAGATACTGACCAACTGTATTCATTACCCACTCCTAGTTAACTGCACCTACTTAAGCATCCTCGCCGGTTTCTTTCTCTTCTTCGGAATCTTGTTCTGTTTCAGATTCTTCGACCGGATTCGGGATACAAGCCTCAAAATTACGATTGCTTTCGAGGTTCCTTTCGTACAGATAAATCTGCCCTGTACGTGTATCCCGAAGGTACACTTTACCCTCTTCGTACTCAACCATAAGTCACCTTAGAAGTTAGTGGCGGTGTTTTCTCGGGCCTGAACAATCAGTAACGAATAGTTCAAACGGAGATTACCGAAACCTGCAAGACCGGCAGTAGCCTTTGTAGCCAGCACTAACTGTGCCATATCAGGCGTTAATACCGCCTGTGCGGTAGCTAACGACATGGGGCCACTAGCCGCAACCCATGCACCATTAGGGGCGGCGAATCGTCCCGCAGCTACGGCCAGATCGACCGCTACACCCGCGCCTGCTGCTCCGCCGAACGCCGCGCCCGAAGCCGTAGCTAGTGAAGCTGTAATAGCCCCACCGTCCGCTGCACGCTCTACTTCAAAGTACGCCCCAAGTACCAAGCAACCCTTTGGGATGAATACTAGGTTGAGTGTATCTGTGGCTGCGATAGCGTTGTTATTCACGTAGTTCCGTAGACCCACGTCATTCTTGAAGTCCAGCACTCGGCGCAAAACCGCATACGGCGTACCGTAATGCTGCGCCACGTCGATGTTCTGTAGCTTCGCGTCGCCAGAAGCGAACGTATACGAAGGGAATTGAGCGCGGGTGTAATTAGCTACGCTCGGGCCACCTTCCCATAACTGATGAGTTGCCATTTCTTATTACTCCTGCTATTAGGCTGTGGCGAAGGTAGCGTACAAGTGAACCAGTGCGTCCGGGTACAGAACCTTGAAGCCGTACACCGAAAGACCCTGATAGTAGTTCGCCCAATCGTCTTTATCGGTAACGACGCGGCTATCTTCGATCTGTGCCGCGAAGGCCGTAGCCATCTTGACACCGGCGACGATATGGTACGCACGAACTGCCCCGTCCATTACGCTAGGTACGTTCTGCGATTCCAAGATGATAAAGCCGGCAACATCGCCCTGTAGCTTACCATTAATCATCGGGGTGCTATTTAGCCCGGTCGCGTAGGCTAGACGTAGTTCGCTATTCTTTAGCACTGTAAGTGCCGCCGACGGAAGTACGATGAATCGACCTTCACGCGGGGCCAGTGCTTCGTCTAGCACCTGCCAAATCTGCGACAGTACCAGTACGGCGTTAGCCGAAGTAACCGCAACCGGGGTGCCAGTGACGCCCAAGTTGATATTCTTCGATACTAGACCTGCGGTTGCGCCCTGATTATACGCAGCGACATTTGTCCACATTTCTGTGAGTAACTGCGGATCAATGGCGCGCGTCAGTTCATAGCCCGCAGACTTAAGGAAGGCAGCCTTCCAACGGTCGAAGTTCTGAATCTGGCGTTCGTCGATATGGTTCATCTTAATTGAGAACGTCTTGGCGTAATCAATCGTCATCGTCACGGGTTCACCATCAATGGTGTCGTGGATGATCTTACCATTCTTATCGTAGTCCCGCACAACTACCTTCGGTTCACGCATGAA